TACGCTTATCTAACTTATTACACCATAATATAAGTATATTATCACCAACTATAGACGATATCTTATCCCAACTCTTCTCGGCATTCATAAAATCATTATCATCTATACACACATAACAATATGACATTGGTGTCAAAAATGACTTAGTTGTCTTAGAGTATATCATAGAAACACTGTCTATATACTTCACTTGCTTTTCAGTAAATTTACCAATCTGTTCAACATATATCTGCTGTACTGTAATTTCATCACCCGTGAATACATAGACGTTATCTAGTTCTCTATCCATTATATGTTTTCTAAGAGTTACAACGTCCATTATTCCCACCTATATTCAACTCTGTGTTGTCCATGATATTCAACAACAACTCCCTATATCCACTCAATAACATATTTGCTTTACACCAATCTAAGTTTGGTATCCGCTCCATGTTCTCTTGCTTTATCTTTTCAGATACTTCATTAATATCTAATATGGTCAACATAGCATCTGTTGCTGTCATATACACCTCACATCCAATTCTGTCTAATATCCAAAAGCCACATATCAAACAAACTTGATTTATTCAAAGATGGCACTTGTAATTCCTGTAAATACTTACTAGTTATACTAACACCTAATGCATAATTCAAAGTATTTTCATTGGTATCATTTTTCTTCACATCTGACTGTAATCTGACAAAACATTCACTCATAAATGCCTTTAAGAATAGTCGTAAATCATATTTATCACTCTCACCCTTAAATGCCAATTTATTACCAATCTTAAATGAATTAGCACCACTCACAACTGCGATATTATCAATCACCTTATCAATATATGTCTTAAATTCTACAACACCTTGGGATAGCATTAAATCAATATCGCCAGGAGTCTCACATATACTTAACAAAATATTAATGACATTGGTGTCATTAATGTCTGGGTGTGCGTACTCAACATATTCTCTCAACTCACTCTCCGTATAAATATCCATTGAATACACAAATCCACGACTAATCAATGTCGGTAATATCTGCTCCCTATTCTCTACTGTGAAAATCCAATATGCATTATTTGGCGGCTCTTCTGTCACCTTCAATAACGCATTCTGTGACGCTACTCTTAATGCTCCAGCATTTGGTATAAGGTATACTGTTGGTCTTACAATATCATATGATTGCTGGATAATATCTTTAATATTCGCTGTTGTACCATCACTCACAATTAACTGTGCATCTAATTTTTCTGCTACTCTTTCAGAAATAGTTTGTCTACCACTTCCTTTTGCACCAACTAAAATAATAAATCTCGGCAATGTGTTTTGTGATATATCAGCATACAATTTCTGCTGTATATCCTTTTGCCCTATAACTACTCTCATCACTCACTCCTATTCATGAACAATAACAATTCTGCCTCCAATACAGACCTAGGATTGGTCTCCCAACGCATACCCCCATTCACCTTAACTATCACATCTAATAGTTTATAAAATGTCTGATAATCCTTATCTGTATAGTTATCTAAATCCGTTTTATGAGTGTTTGGTATTTTTATATATTTAAAGTTTTTATATAGACTATACTTACATACATCTAACAGCATATCAGTAAAATTCTTAATAAACTGTTTCATATCAGCACCATTCTGATATACCGTATCTATGCACTCTAACGCTTTTATGACATCTCTGTCATTTATTGCGTTAAGCATAGTAAACATGGTGTCATAATCGGCTATACCAAGTGCTTTTAGAACATTATCAATCGTAAGTTGCTCCGAATAACCAAGACACTTCTCAAGTAAAGTAATTGCATCACGCATACCGCCATCTGCCAAACGACTGACATAATCAATAGCATCAATATTACTCTCATCAACCACAATACCCTCATTTGCAAGAATATACTGTAATCTATGCATAATACCTTGCTGTGATATTCTCTTCAAATCGTACCTCTGGACTCTTGAAAGAATAGTCTTCGGTATCTTCTCTGGATTAGTAGTACACAAGATGAATATAGCCTTAAGCGGTGGCTCTTCAAGTGTTTTCAACAATGCCTGAAATGCTTGTGAACTCAACGAGTGGACTTCATCTATTAGAAATATCTTATACTCACTATCAATAGATTGTGTCTTTGCTTGATTTATTATCTCTCTGATATTTTCAACACTACTATTACTAGCGGCATCAAGTTCTATAATATTCCCTCGGTGATTATTTATCTCAGCACCGAATAGGCGGCCCATTGTTGTTTTCCCAGTGCCCTGAGAACCTGTCAATAAATATGCTGGCTTATAATTCTTAGACTTCAATTGATTTGAAAGTATCGTTTTTATCTCATCTTGCTCCACCACCTCACTCATAGATTGTGGTCTATATTTTGTTGCCAAACTCCTTGTATTATTAATCATTTATTTTCTCCCATGTAATCTATTTCTGACTGTATATCCTTTATTTTATCCTGTAGTGATTTTATCCTTTTCTGTCGTTTATATACTTCCAACTCTTTTGTATAATCCTTATTTATAAGTTCTTCAACGGTTATCCCTAAATACTGAGTAATCGTGTATATCACATTAAATGTGTATCTATGTTTTCTGCTAAAATATCCTTGTGATACATCCGCTAAAGATTCAAATATACCTAATGGAATACCACGTATCTTTGATATTGCTTTTAAATTCTTATAGATTATCTCTGAATAATCTTGTGCTAACTGCTTTCTCATCTGTATTATCCACCGTAATGCTCTTCATCAACATTCTCTCTTATCACTGCCTTACCTTGTTTTAATCTAACTGACAACTCTGTCAGTAATGCAATATCATATTTCAATCTATCTGGATTTTCTAAGAATTGCTTGGTTAGATTAAAATCAGCATTATCCAATGATTTTTCTATGGCTAATGCTGTTTCTATCATTCGTATATATTTATTTGTTACATCCATCATATATGTAAATCACCCCATATTATTTTTAGAAAGGACACCATACTGCATTCTCGCATTCCTATATGATGAGCGTGTTCGTGATACACAGGAAATGATGCATTACACACGACCGCTGAAACCTTGTATGAAATCCGCAACCCTAGTGGTGTTGGGAAATACCTAACTACGTAGTATAGGACAACTTCGGAATTACCTATAACCTATACATGCTAAATCGCTTTATCGAAACCGTCCGTATCTCACTTAGTGCACACAACGTCTTGAATGCACATGTACGGCTTAATCTTCTCAAAAAGTTTTTCTATCAATGTTGTCATTATAACATTCTATACAATGTTTTGTCAACCCAAAACTTGCTTTAATTCCTTTAAATATGTCTGTATATTTATTAGAGTAGGCTCTTGTTGTGATGCTAAATCTATCACGTAATTTACCTGCTCTAACTTCCGCTCTGCGGCTAATGTTCGCCTATCCAACTCCTTATACAAATCAGTAGTTCTTAAATTTGCAAGCACTATCAGTTTCTCATCTTCACTTAATCCCAATGTCCTATTCTGTATTTCCTCTATCTCCATAGGGCTTAACTTCTTATCAATCATTTGCACTATCCTCTCTGTCGTCACCACCAAATAAATCACTTACAGACATATCAAAAAAATTTGCAATCTTTTTGATAAACCCAAAATTCAAACTATCCCAATTCTCTACTCTACTTATATATCCAACGGAACAACCAATGGCTGTCTCTAAATCGCTCATCTTCAACTTGCGCTCTTTCAACATTGCCTTTATTCTCTCATAAACACCCATACTATCACCTCAACTCTCACTCAAATGCTCAACAAGTATCTTAAACAATCTCTCATCTATGACATAATAGTTCTCGCTACCTTCGCCATAATTAAAACATAATGCTGAATATTCTTTACCAGTCTCAAACGCTTCTTCTCTGTTCTTCTTTAGCCACTCGTGCTTTATAGCAAAGGATTTTTTCTCCTCAATACATGTCTTACACTCTATCAAAAATATATTACTGACAGCAACGTCACCACCAACAAATTTAGCCGCACCACTATTCGGAACTGTTTTTCCACCAAGTGTCTTAGCAACCTTTTTTTCCATATTACTTGAATAAAATCTTGTGGGTCTTCTTTTATTGTCCAATAATTTACCCTCACTTCTTTACGAGTATATATCCATTTGATAATGCCTTTAGCACACAATCTAATGCATCATAAACATCTTTTGTTATTTTAATATTCACCATTTCAGTATCTACGGTCGGAACGGTCTGCATACGCAACTGATTACAAGCCCACTCCAAACTATCTTCCCATTTACTATGTGCTAACATATCACACCACCTCCGCATTCTCAAATACAACACCATTGCCCAAACTTCTAGCAACTTCTATTGCTCTATCTATGGTCTCATATGTACCATAGAACCAAAACTCAGCACTATCTGCTCTAGCAACTGTATATGGCTCTAGTTCATAACTCGGGAAATTCTTTAATGTCACTTCTGTCTTAATTTTCTTATTTGCCATGCTACTCTTCCTCCAATAATTTCTTTAACGTGTCAGCATCTATCTTCAATAATTTTGCACTATCGACCAAATTATCAAAATCACAATCCTCAATAATATCATATGCTTGTGTCTTGCTCATTCTCCTATCGTTGCACAAAATACTTGCAATCTTAATTCTCTGATATGGTGTTGTCATCTACTTCCTCACATTCCTTTATTGCCGATTTGGGTATCCACCCAACCCAATGTATATTAACTAACTGCTCTGCTATACTATCAACATCATCAACATCTGCCACAATACCAACTTTATGTATACACTCTATACCCAATCCGTATTTTCTACTAACGGGATTTGATAATGTCTTACCACAACGCATACAACGGATTATAGGTAATGCTTCACCTTTTAAAGACATTTTAACCATACCCTTTGTTTGCTCCAATACCTCACCAACCATATTGACTAATGGCATGGGATTATCATTATTCCATTTAGCCATAAAATCAAATTCTAACGTGGCTTTTTTGGTCATATAACTCTTTACGAATATGCGGTATACATTTCCATTAACAAACTCATTAGAATTAGTTTTTGGGGCAATTTTAATGGGTTCTGCGCTAGGCTGAGTACCAGTAATATCTACTGGTACTCTCCTAGGCTGTACGCTATGCTTAAGAGATATCGTTTGACTTTTAGTAAAGTCAATATCGTCAACACTGACAGCAATGTCATTTATCTCAATTGACCCACCCCAACTTGATATTGAATTTTTCAAAATCTCCAACTCATTCATCAAATATCTTCTCCGATAATGTGCATAGTGCATCCGTAACTACTATACCTATTACATTTATAGCCATTGGCGATATGTTTACACCATCTTTCTCAGCGCATTCTGCACTGTGTGCTAACCTCGATACTACCTCATCTATAGTATCTTCAATGTAATCCGATAATGTATTTTCGCTCAACAAAACAGTCCTATCAGTATTCACTACTTTTTATTCTCCCTCGGTAAAACTGCGACAGGTCTTTCTGACTGCTTAGGCATCTTCTCAAGTATCTGCATCATAACATTGCCAAGTCTATTGATTGACAACTCTATATTCTTTAACTGCTCGGCTATCTCTGAATTATTTGCTATTGTTGTCTCATCATTCTTGACAGTATTGTCAGTAGGTGTGCCATATCTAGGTACTTTATAAATATCTTTGAGATGGAATATTTCAAGTATCTTATCATAAAAATCTACGGTCACTCTACCAACACTAATATATTCAGTAGTGTCGAACACCTTATCAACTTCTTCCTTATATCTCACATAACTTGTTCTCATATTGCTAAATACTGAATCATTCATACCATTCAGTACACACTGTTTTGACATTACAAGCCCATTTGCATGACAATATGCAAGAACATCACTCCTCAATCTTGCTTCATCAACTATTACTACAGGTCTTTTTCCCACGTTCATCTTTAATCCTCCTTAATTATTTCAAAATGTAATTTGCGTACTGACAAGTGTTTCCGTTACGGTCTTTAGTTACCTCAATCCTAGTCTCAATGTCATATCCATCCTCTCTAAGATTGAATATTATGGATGACAACCTTGTTGCCCCATACTGCTGAATTGCTTCCCAAGATGTAATACTACCCTTGTCCTTTAAGTGCTCAAGCACTTGCTGTGTTTTCGTTACTCGCATTTTGTTACCCTCCTTTATTTAACTTACACACCTATTCCACGGTCTGCATCTGATACTATCTCATCTACGTACCACGTAAGACCGTCAAGAACAATATTATCACCAACATTGAGTATCTTATTGGAATTTAACTCATTCCTATACTCATCACTTCTTGTGTTGGCTCTCTCACTTGAAATAATGTACTTTGCTCTAAACTTCATTTTGGTCTCTCCTTTCTTCAATACCTATAAGCACCTCTCAAAACTATGTGTTTTTCAGTACCATAGTTATATTATCATAGTATATAATGTTTTGTCAACAAAAAATTGAGATATTTTTCAATTTTTTTTCAAATCTCAAAAACATCCCAATTTTAAGCCTATTCTATGGTGTGTATTTTCTCATCTATCTTATTCTCAATCATCTTGAGTACATCTGTATGTTCTTCAAGATACTCGTATACCTTATTCACCCCCTGCACTTTGGCTAACTCTTCTCCAGTCTCCGTATCAACTATAGCATACCAAGCACCGCTTTTAACTATCATATCCTCTTTAATAGATACTTCAACTAAATCCTTAAAGTAATCAATGCCATTGAGATAATTAAGTGTATAAAAACCTTGTCTCCTTAATGGTGGACATGTCTTATTCTTAACCATAGTAGCCATTACATAATTACCTGCTGGATTTTCTGCACCTTTTGTAAGGTCATTCCCATTAGCATCAAAATACTTACCCATTCTAAACTCAATTCTGACACTTGTGTCATGTTTCCAACCACGACCACCAACAGTCTTCGTACCACCGAACATACTATCCAAATCGTCTCTCAACTGATTTATACCAATAAATGTACAATTATGCCTATGACACAATCCAACCGCTTTAGCACTAAAATTAGTAAGTGCCATTGCTATACCGCCATATGTCCTTTCTGCAACTGACTTCTCCATTGCTTGATTAGATACCATTACACCCAAACTATCGAGCACTACAAGCCCAACATCACCAGTATCTATCATGTCAAGAATAAATTGGAATATCTCTTCTGCGCCTTGATTAGTAGGCTGTAATAATATCAAATCCTCAACACTGACATTTAATTTACTCGCCCATACAAAATCAAGTGTATTCTCGCAATCTACCCATAATACCCTTCTTGCACCATCCATACACTGATAATTTGCAACAATATCAAGTGATGAACTGCTTTTGCCACTATGCTCAGGGCCAGAAAACTCAATCAACTTACCCACAGGTAAACCACCATATGTCATATAGTTCAACCTCGGACTTGTGAATGGTATTCTATCATAGTCATATTTCGGTAAACCATTATGCACCAAATCTTCTTTAAATTTCTTGTTAAAGTCTTTCATTACCTCATCAATACTTGCCATTATATATCTCCTTCTTTTCTATGCAAACTATTTTCTGCACTAAAACCGTCTGGATATCTTGCTTTTAATTTGTCAATATTCATCTGCATAATATCAGACATTTCCCAACCACATGCTGTACAATACTCCGCAATAAACCAAAGTAAATCACCAAGTTCTTTTTTTCTATGCTCATCATTTTCTTCCACATGTCCTTGGTATCTTTTTTGATAGATAGAGTGTAACTCACCTATCTCACCAACCATACCATGCAATGCATGGTGCTCACAATCTGCAAGTGTTCTTGTATCAAGTTGCATTGTCCTCTCCGCAAGTCTTTGATAATCTGATATTAACTCCATGTATATGCCTCCTAATAATTTTTACAGCCCTTGTAGGATTCGAACCTACGAATACAAGAATCAAAATCTTGCGTCTTACCGCTTGACGAAAGGGCTAAATGCTAGTCTCTTCCTAGCAGTCAACTGCTCTCTTAACATACTGCTTGCTCATTTACGCAATCAAATCGAGCACTGTATACCGTGTATGCTTGGCATAGGTTTAGCGTGTACTGCATCCCCTCGGTCTCCTATGGTACATCTCGACTACGCAGGAACAATAGGACTCGAACCTATATTTACGGTTTTGGAGACCGTTGTTCTACCATTGAACTATATCCCTAAATGTGTACTTATGAAGGGTGTACCACTTTCCACTTGAGGCTCATATTAATTTATATACCACACCAAAAGTTAATCAATAACTTTAACCCGTCGGTTGCACCCATAGCCATCCGTGTGGTTTATATCTCGGGTAAGGATTCGAACCTTACACGGCACGTCAGAATAATGGATTCTTCTGTGTTCTCCAATGCCCCATCCGCATTTGCGTCTGCCTATTTCGCCACCGAGATATAATTACTACTTTCTACGCTCTATTTGCCTTATATATGACACATTTGTCATAGATACAAGTAATACTGTATCACCATTGTTATCACGCACCCTATAATTATACTTATCATCAAAGAAATCATACTCATCCCATTTATACTTAAATGCAAAAAGCCTATTTCTTAATTTAATCTTTATATACTTAATCTTCGTCTTCCTCATCACTCTCACCCGTATTAAATATCATCAGTCATTCCCACAACATCGACTTCCATATACTTAATAGTATTGCACATTATAAGTGCCATATTACCATCCTTGTCAATAATTTTATATCTAATATCGTTACAATCGACATCTGTAACATTAATATATCGTACCTTATCACCGTCTCTAAAATAGCACCTTACTTCATACAAGTCTTTACCCATAATAATATCTCCTTTACCACTCTACTGCTATATCTATGCTATCATCTTGAACTTCGTGTTTATCGCACACTATGCCTTGCCCCAAACTTGTCTGCACTATTGTACCTTTTGGATATTTCTCTATGTTTGTTGCAACCATTACAAAATCACCCAACATCTTCACACCGTCCTCTCGCACATAATGCGGGTAATTATCCTCAGTGTAACCCATATTACGCATATTCTGAATTACTCTATCCATAGGTAAATTATAATAAGTTTCAACTTCTACAGGACCCTGTACTCTACCCAAACTCTCAGTGATTGGCTGTACCGATAATGACTGACTACTCACTTGTGTTACTTGTTTTGTCGGCATTGGTGTCGGTGTCAATGTTGGTGTTGGAACAACTGACACACATGTCATATCTTCAACTTCTTCAATTATCTCATCTTCGTCTTCTTCGATAATGTCTGGTGGGTCTTTTTCTATTACTGTGATATCCGATATCTTCTCTATTTGCGGTTTAACATATGTTACAGATTTTTGTTCAGATATATCTTTAAATTGCTTATCTGCCCACCCCCATAAACACAACAAACTTACAATACAGAAAATATAAACTATAACAACCGCTCTATCTATTAAACTATACTTCATACTCCCTTATTCCTTATCGTAAATACTAAGTCATGACTAGACTTATCTTCTCGCATTGCAACCTCGATACTATCCATGACACTTAGTATATACTCATTCTTTGCCTTAATTGCACGTTTCCTAAATTCTTGACATAACATATCAATCTCAACATTAAGTTGTCTATCCATCTGCGACTTAAACTCATCTTTTATTGACTTTGAAAGTTTTTGAATATCCATCATATCTCCTTTATTTATTTATATCCATACGTACCAATTCACGCTCAGACAATCTACTAGATAATACTTTTTTACAAGAAGACAAAAGTTCTTGTGCACTATCTATTTTTGATTTAACTGTCTTGTATGCTCTTGAATAACAAACATTGGTCAAATACTCTTGCTGTGACTCAAGTTCTGCTAATGAATCTTTATCTGCAACAGTACCACGCTCTAATCTTGCACGACTACTGTGGTATGTCTCTTTATACACTGCCTTAGATATGTCATCTCTAATACCTAATTGTTCACACATACCACCTGCAAAATATATGTATGTTGCCATATTCATACAAAAATCCTCAAGTTCAGACACTGACGGTGGATTTTCACCGTCACTAAGACAATCCTTAATAAACTTGACATATCTATCAAGTTCTTTTGTATACGGACTGATTATGTCATTCACTATATTATCAATTATCTTTGCATTATCCTCAACATGCAACTTAATTGCTGACACCTTATCTGGCTTTAACTCATCATATACAGTTGACATCTCTCACCACCCTTTCTGCTTGCTCAAAGAAATCACACATGTCGTAACTGAAAAATGTTCTCTTCTTCTTCCCAATCAATGTAATAACTCTACTATCTGCAATGTCAAATCTTACTGACTTCTTATCAACATTTTTCAACTCTTGCAAAACTTGAATTGGAATAAACAATGTGACATCTTTGTCAACAAACCATACTAGTATACCTGCTAAAACTCCTTGTATTTTTGACTTCTCTACCAAACCTTCCCACTGACCGTCTTTTATATTAGTGAATGGCAAACTAGCACCTTGCACTGATTTACACTCCACATAATATTCATAAGGCTCTTTATAAACAATTAAATCACTCACATTGACAGCACCTTTGTAACGCATCGTCTGGTCTGGTATTCTATCGACTGACACATTTGTCACTTTTTCAAAATCTTCTCTTATCTGATACTCAAACTTCTTACCCCTAGATTGTGACATCATCATACCTCTACAATCTTATACTTACCGCCCCTAATACCTCTATCAAGTTTAGCAAGCATTTCAATAGTTTCTTTTAAAGTATACGATGTCTTATCCAACTCCATTACAAATGTATCCGAATCATCATCCCAATTTTTCACAAAATTAGAATAAAAATCAAATGATAAATCTGCTATAGGCTTTGAAAAATTACTTGTCACGTCTTGCATATACTTACTCCCTATGATTTTGATATTGTATCATTAAATGCTATATAATTAGATGACTTCACATTATCAGCGTTACAATTCCTTATTGCAAATACCACTGTATCAAACGCATTGTAGACTTTCAACACACTCATGAAACACTGACTAACTACTACTGGGTTCTGCCCAAATGCACCACACCCCCATGCACCAAGTATTATATGTCTAACCCCATTAAGTATTGCTGACTTGATAATATTCTCTATACGACTACGAATAATCATATACTCAGTCTGCTTATTCATTATCCTTGCTGACGGTGCAGGGCATGTTATAACATCCATTTTATATGGCTCAACATTCTCGTAAGTAACATCATCCTTAAAAAATGTCACATCCTTTGAATATATTATCCTATCAGTATAGATACCACTTACGGATTTTGCATTTATTTTATAATATTCGTCATATGCCTTTTCTGTAGTGATTGATGCATACAGATTTGAACAACGACATATATTCTCTTCTTGCGTAGTTTCGCCTACCAATACGAGTCCACCTGGCTCTATAGCATCTGCAAAATTAAGTATTGCAACTCTACCGCCATTAGCATTTTCCACCGCCTTGCGCCCAGCATTCACTGTACCGTCATTCACAATACTAATCTGCATGTCTTTATTTGGTGTGAAATCTACTCCGTCAATAGTATCATACACAATAGTATCTCTCTGCTTAAGCATATCGGTATCACTTGCAAACTTAGTCTTGTACTGACTTATAGTATCCTCGAACACCTCAACTTCAAAATTCTTATACAACAAAAACTTACCATACATACACGTCTCTCCTTTCATAAAACCACACAATATAACTACTTACAGTATAAGTATATACCAAAGTATTGTATAAGTCAATACTTTTTGAAATATTTTTCAAATTTCTGCACGACACCTAAGTCTATATGCACAATACTCACAATTTCGCTTATCTATATTCTCTGGAATTGGCGGTACTGTACCATTTTTTCTATACTGCTCACATGCATCTATTGTTCCAACTAAGTTCTGTTTCATGTCATCGGTTGGTGTGAACATATAGGCTTTCATATCCAATGAATCACGACTAATATATACAAATAACACATCATCTAATCCAAATGCTATTGAATACGATATACCTTGATTGTAGTGCTTTGTATCAACACCCTTCCTAGCCCAAAACTTATTTGACCCTTCTGATTTCAACTCAAGTATATAATACTTGCCTTTATATCTGATTATACCGTCACACAAGAATGACATATTTAATGTCTTATGGAATAACTTTGTTTCCATACCTTGCTGACTTACAACTTCTATATCTGTAAGATTTCTACTTGTAACGAAATCTGCGACATTGATATATTCACAATCAATACCACACTCTTTCATATATGCGACTGCGGTCTGTATTCTGACATGTATGTCACTTCCACTATTGCATATACCAACAAGTGTATATGGTGTTGTGCCATCATCTTGGTCTGCACCTGTCACTTGATACCACATATTCCTAATACAGTTCATACTACTAGGTTTATATGTCTGACTAGGTTTTCTACCGCTGTTCTGATTTTGTATTTCTATTGCTCTTTTTAAATCCGATAGAAACTGTTGCTCTACTGATATATTTTCACTTTCAGCCTCTATCAATCTCAATACATTTCCCAAACTACCTCTTGCCATTATATTAAACTCGCTTTCTTCTTCGTATCTACAATCTCAATCTTGGTAGCCCTACTATTTCTCAAGTTACAACAATCATTCGGATTATAATTGAAATTATCTTGCCAATACTTATACGCTCTATCCTCATCCTCGCATACTGTCATTTCCTTAAATCCAGTTATCTTACTGATATACTCTATTTTCTTCTCAAGTGGTAGATGACGGTATCCGCCATGCTTAACAGTATGCTCAGAATAATCTATATCAAACCACTTTTGTATCCAACTATTTACTCTTAGAAATTCTATCAATATCTTGTCGCACTTAACATTATTAAGGATATCAAAATCTATATACTGCGGTATAAACGGTGACAATCTCAACTGTACATCAAATCCATGCTCTTGCAATGTCTCAATTGCTCTTATTCGCTCACTAGGAACACTTGCTTTCTCATAAGTGACACTTCTGTCATCATCAGTAGTTGTAACCGTTACTTGTATATGTGCTAAATCTCTATCAAGTATTTCAAGATATTCTTCATCTGCAATAATCGCACTCTTTGTAACTATAAGATATTCTATACCACGCTCATTAAGTGCTTTAATTGTTTCATAAGTAACTCTTTGTGTCTTCTCAAGTGGTTGAAAACAATCGGTCATTCCACCAAGTCTTATTGCTGGCATATCAGTGGGTAATTTTGCAACCAACTTTTTAATCTTGTTTATATCAGCCACACTTGGATTATCAGGATGCCACAAACCTCTAAAATCCAACAAACTACGAGCATAACAAAAGGAACAGTTATGTGAACAACCACATCCATATGTATCCAACCTTGTAGGATAATGACACTTATTACCCTCATTACCACCAACTGTCTTGTAAAAACTCTTAAATTCAGTCACAACATCACCTCGTACATCATTGAAACTACATTCACATGTCAATTATAATTTTGATATGGGATTATTTTTTAGAATTTATATACAATCAGAATTGTACAACTGCACCAATTTGTTATATCTCCTTACGTGTTTCAAGTTGTTATCTATACTAAACATTGTATATGTTGTTAATCAAATTGTCAAGAAAAATATCTGATTATTTTACCCATAACCAACGTGCATGGAATACCAACCAATGTATTGATATCTCAATATTCTTATCAACTATTCTCGCATCGTTTGTACGTATCTCAATACTAGGAATTACACATATCCAATCCGTGTATATCTTAAAATCTGCTCTAACTAATTTCATTATCTACCCCTTGTGAATAATTCAAATATTCAACTAACTTCATTGTAGTTGAAGTAGCCCTTTGCAAATCACATAATATAGCATTTTCCATATCACTAATATTTGCGCCACACAACAATTGTTTATCATTTATCTCCTCTGGTAATCTTGCGACTTGTCTCATAAACTCCGCTGTTGCTGAACACATATCAACTTTTAATTGTACCATACTACTCATATCACCCCATACTCATCTTCAAGGTATTACTGCAATTCCACCCATTCAATTTTGCGCTCAACATGGCTTGTCTTGCGCCTCTTGAACATACATCTGTGCCATCTAATATGCAATATTCGCAATAATTCATTCATGCTCCTTTCTGTACTTGTCAATCACATTCATTGCGTGTTTCAAACCACTTGCATAATCGTAATCGTCTATCCCACATTTAGTATATCTTTTCACAATTTTGGCTCTTATCTTATCAAGCACATCACTGATTGGTGTACCATTCTCATAAAAGTCGCAAACATCTTTATCCTTAAATTCATCTATCCACCTGCATACTTCGCAATGGTTACAATCATAACAATTTTTCATTCCTTATCCTCGCTTTCCTGTGGCTCAAATATCATTGTCATCATCTTCGTCCTCGTATATCTTCTTGAATGTTCCTTTCGGTGCGACTATACGATTGTCTGCGTTGGGAGTGTTCCATATTTCGCTTTCTCCCTTCGTGTATTTGTCGATAATATCAAGTGCCCTTTTCAACCCTACGCTGATTCCGCAATCAATATCATCTTGTGTGTATCTGCTTTCCTTTTCAGCGTTTGATAAGTCCTCGGCTATGTCTGTTCTTATTTTATCTAGTACATCTACACTTATTAATTTGCCAACTATTTTCTTTGGTTGCTTAAAATCCAATTCATCCATTTCCATTATCCCCACTCCTCTCGGTACTTGTCGATAATTTCTAGTGCTTCCTCTAATCCATCTTCGTGAGTATGGTCTGATATGACACCATAATTTTCTTCTTTTATCTTCGTCTGTATCTCTGCTCTTATCTTATCTAATATTTCAACTGGTATAAAAACCTTATCTCTTCCACCATAACAGAGTAGTACTTCCTTTGCGTCCATATCACCCCTTGTTACTTGCATTGCTACTCTTCTCATTCGTTCACCCCTTTCCTGTATTTGTCAATTATTTCAATCGCTTTTAAAAGACCACTGTTATACACGAAATCATCTTCATATTCACAAGTTACACACTCTTTTTCTATATCTGCCCGTATATTGTCAAGTACCCCAATCGACAATACATTGTGCATTACTCCATCATCGTCTATTATTATCATCCACTCTCCTTATCTGCCATCATATTTATCAGCAACGACACATAATAATATAATCATTACAACAAGACTTATAACCTCTTCTTTGTAATATGTCCAAATCATTATTAAATTTATAAGTGAAAGACATAGTATAACAGACCAAAATAAGATATATATGGTGACTTTAAGTATTTTGCCTATTAGTATCATTCTATCTCCTTCTCGTGCTTGTAGATAATCTCGCTCTTAACAGTTCCGAAGTAACCACCCTCATTACGAATAATGATTGTGTCCTTGCGTATCTCGTCAACATAGCCGTGTATCAATACTTCTTGTCCTATCTTCACCTCTGTTCCGTTTTTTATCTGCACATTCTGTTTTTCTTGTTGCTCCAAACTATCAAAATAACTTTCTGCGTCACGAATGTCATAAAATGGGTATAAATACCTAAACATTTTGGCAATTCTCTTATCTAGTTCTTTGTATTTTTGTAACTCTTTTTCAAGGTCACTCTTGCTCATTCCTGCTCCTTCCTGTACTTGTCGATAATCTCCAATACCTCGTCCTTAAATACCCACGGCCGGTCATTGTGGTAACTTGATATACCTTCTTCTATGTCATTTATCTCCGTCCTTATCTTGTCAAGCAATTCTGTGTACGGTGGTTTGCCCCAAATACTTTCAACGGTTTCCTTGATGACTTCCTCATCATGCTTTTCAAGTGGTGTACCAAGTCTTAATGCTCTTGCCATTTCGCATATATCATCTGTCGCTATTTCGTTGTCTTGTATACCATTGTCAAATAGCCTTGTATAAACATCCTTGGGTATCTTAATAACTAACTCCATTTATTCCTCACTCTCTGTATCTTATTCTGTGATTGTTATTCCTAATCGTTTATCTAAACAATCCAATAAATAGTCTAATCCATAAGGAAAACCGCAATTTAATGCTTTCATATCACTTTTTAATCCCTCTAAATCAAGTGGTGTTCCGTTGGCTATCAACTTAAAAGGCTTGTAATCATTCCCTTGTGCAACGTCGTGCTTTATTATTTCAAAGTAATCCTCGGATATCTTAATTACTAATTCTATATCTGCCATATTATTTCTCACTTTCTGCCTTGAAATGTCTTTTAATAACAACATCAAGCATTTCCATTATGCCTTTCAAATCATTTTGTGTTGCTTGCTCGGGAATTATGATTTTGGCGATTGCTCCATTTTCACAAGTGTAACTTTGGACATAAACATCAATATAGTTTGTCATTCCTTCTCGCTCCTTTCCTGTGGCTCAAAAAAATGATTGTATATTGCTTGCATTATTGCTTTGTCTGCATCTTTCATAACAAATCTTCCACACTCTAATACGTTTGCTTCGGGATTTTTTGCAAACAATCTGCAATCTTCTCTGTGGACACACTTCCAACATATACTTGGTCTATTGCTCATACTTCCTCACTTTCCTGTACCATCTTTGCACCGCAATTAGGGCAATAATTCCATTTTCTGTCTGCATCCTTATATACCCATACTGTATCTTTACACTCGGAACACTCACAGATATATGCGTTATCTCCATATCCGTCACTTACTAATATCCAATGCCCTATCATTGGCTGTGGTGTGACGGGTGGTAACTGCTTTATAATTTCATCTAATCTTATGTTTAAGGGGTTGTTTACTATATCAAGCACCGCCTGTCTGCTTATAGCATCGGAGTTATTAGGTTTATCCCACTCATTCATATATGCCTTGACTACTTTACAAGTGTCAGTATTACATGGTTCTTGCTCTAGTGCTTTGATTGCCATATCTAATGCCTCGCACCAATCTTTTTGGTATTCGTCATCTGCTACCTGCCTAGAATATATCAGTTTATCTATTGCTTCTTCCCTAGTCATTCGGTCTCTCCTTTTGTACCCACAATTTGTTTCATCTGTGCTATCTGCTCCTGTTTTATCTCACATTCCTTACAAAGGAAAAGTCTATTCTCGCTTAACTCTTTGCCACATATCAGACAATTTCCATTTGTGATTATTTTTACCCCAGGTATCCGGGATACAATATTCTTATGATTTTGCTTATCCTCGTACTCTTTGATTTTGGCTATGGCTTCATCTACGGAATAATCAACCCAATTAGAGCATCCACCAAACACGGTAATGATTTCGGATACGGTCATCTTGTATATCTTCTTGGCACATTCCCATGCTTCCATCCGTCCATCTTCCAGTCCGTCCTTGTAGTCAAGGTCTGAGTTGTGTTTTTTCTCAGACTCATTCATTACAGCGTTTATACCGTCCACATAGCCCTTGCGATATACCTTTTCTCCCCCATCATACGGCTCTAACTTTTCAAGCCCGTATTTGTCAAAGACTAAGGCATTAAACCCCTTAATCCTCGCTATCTGCGGTGCTCCGTTACGTCTGATTACTTCCTCAATCTCAATAATGTACTTGTCTCCTACTTTCATTCGCTTTCTCCTCCCACATTCTCGCACCGCAATTCGGACAGAAGTTAGTTTTTTCCTTAACCCATTCATTACAATTACTACAAGAATATTCTGTATTGTAATTGTCATCATTCCATCCTGTGTGTTCTATCCAATGCCCTGTCTTTGGCTCTTGCTTAATACATAATTCTTCCGTTGTTGGTTGCATTACTACATAATTTCCGCAGTTATCAGGTTCTATGTGTGGTGGCATATAAAAAACACATTTCGTCCTAACAATGCCCGATTGAAATTCACATCCGATATTTGTGCAGGAACTACATAAGTTATCTGCCTGTCTGCTTATCGCATCACCGCTTGGCTCTTGCTCTAGTGCCAATGTTTCAAGTTCCTTTTTCAGATATGCAGGACTAATTATTGGCTTTTCAAAATCTTCATCATTCGGACATATAATGCTGATAATATTATCTATATCTTCTCTTGTCATTCCTCGCTCCTTTCCTGTGGCTCAACCATCTTTGCACCACACCACGGACAAAATGGACTTTCTCCGCTCCAATCTCGCAAGTCAGCATTTTCTCCACACGCAGAACACTTATAAACAGGTATGGTATTCCACTTACCCTCATTCACGTTTATCCAATGCCCTGTCTTTGGCTCTTGCTCTAATGCTTTGATTTCATCTATATATTTTTGTAGTTCTTCAACAGTTATATAAACTTGTGATTTCTTTAATCTGCCTACTGTATAAAGTTCTAATCCGTCTACGATTTCTTCTCTTGTCATACTTCCTCGCTTTCTGCCTTGTGTTTAATAGGTATCCTGTTACCTTTATCGTCATAGGTTTCGGTTACGTGTGTGTCAACAAAATCTTTGGAAAGTGTATAAAATTCTTTTCCGAACTTGGTAACAACATATGCCATACGGCTTTTGTCAAAAGTCATGTTTGCAAGTATGAATAATACTTGTTTTGGATTAAAACCTAATGATGATAACAGCTCCTCAAACGTCATTCATCATCCTCACTTTCTGTACTTGCTCTCGTAGTATTCCTCACGTTCAAGTTCATCTAGTCTGTCACGCCAATCGTCAACATCATCCTGCTCCTCATTTTTTGCCTTGTATTGACATTCTTTTTCATCACAACACCATTCGTGCCAAATATCCTCAACATAGGCTTTATCACAAGATAAACAAGGTTCACAAAGTAATCCTTCATCATCAAAATACATAATAATTATTCACCATCCTTAGAGTATACGTCCATATCACTCAAATCTAATTCTTCTGTGCCTAAATTGTATCGTGAAGATAATCTCAAATAACCACAAGGTAAACAGTCTATGCGCCAAGATTTAGGTTTAATCATACTTGGCAAAGAAAATCCATCAAAATCAAATTCTCCATACCCACCAATACCATCTAAATGTAATACATCTGAGCACCCACCGAACTTACATATAGGTTCATTATTATCATCTACCGCAACAAAATCCATATTCATCCAACCACTCTCATGCTTTCTTCTAGTGGGGATAATCACAAGTGACCTAAATAAACCGATATTTGTCCCATGTTCTCTATATGGTATCTTCTTAAAATCTTCCTTTGTCATTTTTGTTATCTTCATACAGTCTCCATCTCCTTTTTTATTTTCTTAAATTCTTCCGCAGTCATATTCATTGGCTTAAAATATTCGTCAACCCATGCATATGGTTTCATATAATGCTGTATTGTATTTCTCGCCTCTTCTCTTGCCTTTTCTGCACACAACTCAACATACTCATCATCTGTCAAGTTATAATCTGTAATACAATCTACTACCGTAGAAAATCTACAAATCTTACCATTAGGCTGTCTTGCGATAAACGCTCCCATAAAAATCTCCTTTCACGTAACCCCTTAATCTATAAACATTATATACAATGTTTGAGTATATGTCAACACATTTTTGTATAAAACAAAAAGTGGCTAAATCTCAACAACTTAGCCACTCCTCGCTAAAATATGACAAATCTTAATCTTGTATCAATGCGATTATTGTAATTACATCTGTATCCACCAATTTAATTGCGTTATCAAGACCAAACTCAATTTCTACTGCATCTGACATGAATGAATGTACTCTATTATACAGCATATTAATGTCTATATGTGCTACAAAAGGCTCTGTGGTATTTATAGACTTATCTGTATATGGTATTAACTCAATGCCTGTATCTAACTTACTTGATATTCTAATACCATCACTTGCAAATTCTAATAATATCTCACCGTCATCAAACTTACCGACAAACAACTTAATTCTGTCAAGTGCATTCGATAACACACCACGGTCAACCGAGCACACATTATCAAACTTCTGATTAAATAAACCATTGAGTGCGTCAATTGCAAAGTTCTCAATACCTTGTGGCATAGTACTGTATATGACACAACTGTCACTTACAAATTTCATCTTAGTGTCATTTGCATATATATCCACACTATCATCAGTAATTACATCTAACAGATTAACCATATTAACATTCACAAGTCTTGGTGATTCACCGTCTTTGAACAATGCCTTATCATATGCACTTGCAATTATGGTATCTGTACCTATTACTTGCTTACCGAAATAATAATGTGCATAACAAGGAATTTCTAATGTGGTAGCCACTGATGACTTAAGCCCATTAAGAATTGTTTTAATATCGGATATTGTAAGACTACCAATATTACTCATCTCAACATCTTCGTCAAGTGGACTTCCGATAACAATTCCTTTACCTGTACTCTCATCAACTTGTATAGGCAGTTTATAGTTACCATTACCCCTCACACCCAAATAGTTATCAAACAACTCAAATGTGATATCATCACTCGTTATCTTAGATATCAACTTGACAAGTGTGTCAGTTTCTACACACACATAAAAATCATCACCGCTCACATCCGCACCTTTAATATACAGATAATTAGTACCGTCTGTAGTCATAAGTGTAAGAACATTATCTTTTAACTCAATAACAACATAAGTAGTAATTGGCAACAATCTATTGTTAGACGCACCCCTACTTGCTTTTGACAACATTTCTTGGAATTTCGCTGTACTTACTGTTAACTTCATCTTCACTAAGCCTCCTTTAAAATAATCTCTTTAATGTACCGTGTATACGGTTCTCAGCAATCTTAACATACTCCTCATTCAACTCACATCCGACATAATTTCTATAATTATGCTTTGCCACAACTCCAACCGTGCCACTACCCATAAAAGGGTCTAATACTATACCTCCTTTAGGACAGCCTGCAACTACCATCGGATATATCAATTCTTCTGGAAATGTTGCAAAATGAGCACCTTTAAATGGTCTAGTTGGGATACTCCATACATCACGCTTATTTCTCACCAAATATTCTTTATCCTTACCACCATATTCACGGTTCATATGCATACTATTTGACGGTTGACCATCATATTGACAATTCTTTGTCCTTGGTTGATACTCGTTACCGCTATACACATGATTCTCAACGTTACCTGGATATTTATTACCGCCATATTTTATATGTGCTGATGGATTTTGAATATTACAAGGTTCTTGTATTGCCTCATAATCAAAATAATAATCTTTTGATTTACTCAACAAGAAAATATATTCATGGGATTTTGTACACCTATCCTTTACAGATTCTGGTAGTGGATTCATCTTTTGCCATATTATATCTTGACGCAAATACCACCCATCTGCCCTTAATGCAAACGCTACAGCCCACGGTATACCTATCATATCTTTGGGCTTTATTATATCATGTTGCCATCTCCTTGTAGTTTGTATTTCTGTAAGACTGCCTTTATTAGATAACTGTTTATCACTTATATTATCTCCACCACCCCATCTACCTTGACCGCCAGCATAACTATCTCCAAGATTTAACCACAAAGTACCGTCTCTCTTAAGTACCCTTTTTACTTCACGAAAAATTATGACAAGTCTGTCAATATACTCTTCGGGTGTTTCTTCTAACCCAACTTGTAAATCTTCTCTAACTGCACCACATAAAGGACAAACTGTTTTGTATATAGCATCACCCACATTACCACGCAATTCTTCTTGCGCATGGCCAGTAATAGTCCTATCCGAATATTTACTTAACCTTTTATGCGGACAATTTGGGTCGCCACCAACCCACTTACCTGTACCATAATCTCTTAACCCATAATAAGGTGGACTTGTCACACAACAATCTATACTCTCATCCTCAAATGTTTTGAGTATGTCAATATTGTTGCCTTGATATATCTTGTTAATCTCCATTAAATTACCTCAAAATAATTTACTTTGCTTACATTCTGAAATCCGTTTATTGTATGGATTATCAGTAGGCACTACTTTATATGGATACCCATTCAACCTTGATATACTTTCTTTCCAATATGCTTCGGATATCTCAAACCCTATAAATTGTCTACCCATTGATTTTGCAACATAACATGTCGTGCCACTACCACTAAATGGGTCAACTACCAAATCACCCTTATAGGAAAGTAAATCAATACATAACTGTGGTAATCTCTCTGGGAAATTTGCTAATGTATATGACGGTGTTGTTCCTATATGCCACACACCACTACAACCTTCCATAAAATCATTTTTATGAATTGTAGACTCACCTTTATTTATTTTATTCCACTGCTTCTTATAGGCTATAAAAATACCTTCATACGGACAGTTTATGTGCGGTGCACTTGCACTTAACCAACTACCCCAAGCAGTCTGCTTTTTCATTGTTAAATCATCCCACACAACCACACGATGACTATTATAGCCTATCTTATCCATAATGTTTTTGATATCAAACAATGGAAATCTTGACTCGTGATTACCGTTTTCATCAAGTGGATTATTACAGAAATAATGATTTATACAAATCCTACCATCATCCTTAAGGACTCTATAACACTCCACTAACCAACTCTCGCACCATTTAAGATATTCATCCCACGGCATACGGTCATTCCAACTATCATACTGTATTCCAAGATTATATGGGGGAGAAGTAACTATTAAGTCTACGGCATTATCTTCTATTTGTCGTAAACCATCTATACAATCCATATTATATATATTATTTGTTTCCATACAACTCCTTATATGACAATGTTGTCATAAATCATCAATATCAATTTTATCCCCATACCAACGCTCGGCAACTTCAACATCACAACTTATAGGAACTACAAATTTCTCACCTGGTGCCTCTGACATAACTTTTGCGAATAATGGTATAACTTCTTTAGCATTCTCTCTTGGACATTCTGCAATGATTTCATCATGTACTTGAATCAACATCCTAAATCCGAGTTCCTTCAACCGTTGATTTTTACACAAAGCAGTCATTGCAAGTTTAGTCATATCTGCGGCCGTTCCTTGTATTCTTGCATTCACAACCTTTGTATAGTCCTTATCCTTAGTATGGTCAATTATTTTATATCCTTTGGACTCAGCAAGCCCCATTATCTTCGACTTCTCTTTAAATTTACACTTAGATATTCTAGAGATAAAATAATCTTGCACATCTCTTGGCACTTCAAGTTCAATATCATCAACAAAATTAAGGATATCAATATTTCTAGTGGAATGTAACCAAACTACCTCATAATCTGGCAACAACATTGACGGTAATCTACGTTTCCTCCCCCATAATGTAGTAATATACCCCAATTCCTCAACCATACGATAACTTTGCCTTTCAAATTCAGCAATGGCAGGAAACCCAGTAAATACATCATTTTTTATTCTTTCTGCCTCTTCTTTAGTACAACCTACTTGTTCCGCAATACTTGTAGCACCACGTCCATAATTTATACCGAGGAGGATGGCTTTCGCTTGACTTCTACGCTCCTTACCGTCTGCATACGTATCCTTTTCACCGTCTGCGATTTTATCATAATCGTCTTCTGTACCATAGTACCACTTATCACCTTTTTGCTTGATATATGAACCTTTAGGAAAGTGCTCTAAACATTCTTTGTACGGCTGTTTAAATGCTACTGATGCTATTTCCGCATAGAAATCTTTACCTTGCCTAAAAGCCTCTATCATACCCTCATCACCACACATCTGCGCCATACCCTTAATTTCTTGCTGTGAATAATCGGCTGACAACAAAACGTATCCGTCAGTTGCCTTAAACATTTTACGAATGTCATGGTTTCTTGATGGTATATTCTGGAGATTTGGCTCTGATGAACTATACCTACCTGTAGCAGCACCATACTGATTAAAACTACAGTGTATCCTACCATCATTAGGGTTGATACACTCTGGTAACTTATCAATGAATGTACTAACAAGTGTTGCAAGTTTACGATATTCTAGTACTGCATCTGCCACTGGATGATTTAATTTCACCAAAGCATCTTCGCTAGTACTACGAGTATTCTTTTTCGTCTTCTTATCATAGTACAATGGCAATCCTAAGATGTCATAGAAAAGAATTGCTAATTGTGTTGTACTTGCAATATTTATTGGATTTTCAAGTTTACACCCATCACCAACAGATAATCTGTACTCACTTATAACGTCCGTATATGCGACACAACTGTCATAAAATCCTTGTATCTTCTCATTAAGCAATGCATGGTACTTAATTTTCAACTGCTCGTTATAATCTAAATCTATCTCTATACCTGCATCCTCTAAATCACAAGTCGCTTGAACACAAGGCATTTCTATATTATGGAACACCCACGCAATATTTCGCATATCCTCACGTTCATGGTCAAGCCGTAAGTGCTGTCTCTGATAGTCACACAACTCTGTTGTTATAACTGGGTCATTAGCCGCATATAAATATCCAACTTGTATTGGTATCATTGAAAATGGAATACCTTTAAACAAATCATCAAATCTGAACGCACTACCCTTACCGCCCAAGCAGTACTTGTTGTGTAATGCCTTCAAATTCGCCTCTAATTCATTCTCATTCAATATCTTACTTGCAAGAAAACCATCCCATGTACAATAAATACCACTCAATCCATTCGCCCTCATAACACGAATATCAAATGATGCATTGAACATGTCTATGTCTGGTTTCTTATCAAGTAACCTTTTAAATTCTGACATCACAAACTCCATAGATAACTGACCATCTACTTTTTCGTTTGTGATATAACTTACATGATTAAGAGGGATATAAGAACCTTTTTGCCCATATGTATAAGGACAAATACCGACAAGTGTATCAAGTAATGGGTCAAGTCCAGTTGTCTCTGTATCAATACTAATATAACTGTTGCCTATACATTCTGTAATGAAATCATGCAATAACTCTTCTTGTTGAATTATTTGATACTTATCCTTATACTGACCTAAATTAGTATCAACCATTGTCTTTATCTGATTTATTCTACCGACAATCCCCCCACCACCTTTTATAGTGGTGGAGGTTTTTGCTACTTTCGCCTTTGATTTTTTCGCTAATACTAAATCAGATTGCTTATCATTTCTGACAGGTATGTCAAATAATCTATTTGCCATGAATTACCCCTTAGAATGCTTCGCCTCTCTCTGTTGACGGTGTACGTCTAGTAGGTGCTTCGTCACTTGCTGAACTTCTACGTCTAGGTGGCTCTTCATCTGTACCGTCATTAGGGAAATTACCAGTACGCAAATATGTCTGCATCTCATCTGCGGTCTTATCTAAAACTATAGTACCCAATGCATTCGGTATCTCAAAATCTTCGATTTTTGTATCATCATCTGCGGTCTCGTATATCTCATAAGTAGTCTGAGTATCACCAGCCTTACCATTACGCTCTATCTCAAATATATGAGATACTAAGTGCGGATATCTTGAGCACATAGATGATAACTTAGCACCAAATTTTCTACCACGCTCCCAAGTCTCAATTCTATCCTTGTCAATGTTGAACAACGGTATGAAATACTTGGCTTGTACTGGGTATGATTTTGCGCACAACGGACATGAATCTATAGGCTGTCCATATTCACGTAAACAATTCACATACCGTTTCTTACCGTCACCAACATCTACTTGGTGCACTGCAAGCCCCTCAACATCATCAATAGAATCATACAAAAATCTCACTCTAGCAGTATCTCTATCATTCTTCAATGAAAAGAAACCACCGCCACCCTGACCACCATAATTATCAGCGTCAGATAATCCAAATCTTGCCATAATCTTTCCTCCTTATAACTTGTTATGACTTTCAATAGTTTCTATTTGCAATAAAAAGAGTGATATTCACATACCACTCTTATAATGCCATTATTAATTGAGTAGTTACGTGTTTTGAGTTCTTCAAGTTTTTTATTTAGTATATCACAGTACATAATGTTTTGCAATAATAAATTTATTCGTTTTTATACAACTTTATCTCCAACCCAAGTGCTTTAACCATCTTCTCAATGTTATCAATTGTCGGATTACTTTCACCACTAATTGCACGAGAAACAATAGCCTTATCAACAACAGATTTCCTTTGCCGTTCTTCTGAAATAACGATTACCATTTTTCCAAAAGTACACAGTACCCGAAAATACATCACCCTCACTATATATGCTAAAACTATTTTTCATTCTGTTCCCCCAAAATCAATGGGATGTTGGATTTATATTCAACTCTAATATCATTTTCCATTTTCAACTTAAACATTTGATATAAGGCATTTGATAAACCTTGCACAAAAGTTTCATCCCCTGCCAATTCTGAATATCCTATATTCATCAATATTCCATGCACTATTTCGTGAAATAATACTGCTTGCTTTAATTCCTTGGGTAAACTCTCTTTCAAAAGTATCTTTGCTTGTGAATAAAGTATCTTACCCTGTGTTATTCCGTCCAATTCTTCGTCTATTACTGGTACTTCTTCAATAGTATAAGGTATTCCACATATATTTACATTCATACATTATCCTCACTTTCCTGTGGTGTATCTTCTTTCCCATAATTACCACATAGATGTGATTTTTCCGTATAAGCATCTGGACAATATACACTAGGATTTCTCTGCCCTATACAATACTCTTCGTATGTTTTAGGTGAATATTCACATTCTTTACAACTCATTCCTTATCCTCACTTTCTGCCTTATATGGTGCGTTCCACCAAGATTTTTCTATCGCATAACCAACAACTCCGTCCAATGTAAATTCCATAAAATTTGTGGGTGTGTTTTCACTTCTCGTTTTACAAGATGGAAATAATGCCTTAATCACATCACCATTCGTAGCATTATTTTTCACTCTAATAGTTATTTCATCGTGTCGTCCAAATACAAATAAATCTTTATCGTAATCTAGCATTCCTTATCCTCACTTTCCATAATCTCGTTTAGGTCATACAGACTATTTACTTCAATGGCTAACTGATATTCGTTTTCTGCCATTAGTGCCATTCTTAACCATTTCTCACGCTTTCGGTCTGTCAGATAACCCAACACTAACGCTTGATTCCCTTCTTCAAGTACAATGCAAGGTCTTTTCCTGTCGGGAAAATGTCTTATAGCAATTAACATTCCTGCTCCTTTCTGTACTTGTCGATAATCTCTAACGCTTTAGCAAGTCCATTAGTGTAATCTCGGAACATATACATTTTTTGTATTTCTGTGTTTATCTCAGCTTTTATCTTGTCAAGCAATTCATCCCGTTCCTCCAAAGCTTTAAATGCTCTATCTATATCTTTTAATGTTTGGTCAGTCATTCCTTATTCCTCTCCATTTCATACATGGTTTCTTTAATAGTCTTAAATCCTGCTTTCTCATAAATGTGTATTGCTTTGTCATTATCAGACCGTACCCACAATTTCTTTATTCCATAGGTATCAATCAAATCAGATAACACTTGCTGACCATAACCCTTATTCTGATATGGCTCAAATATTACAAATCTTTCAAGCATTTTCTCATTAGGTTCAATCTCTGCTGTACCTATAAGCGTTCCGTCTGATAATTTAATATCAATCTCAATGAAGTGCTCTGTTTCTTCAAATATCATTCTTCTACCTCACTCTCTGCCTTATCCAATTATGCTTAATAACTTACTTGTGTTAATAAGCGTAAGTATCTGCACTATAAGACCTATCATTTGTGTTATAACCATGACTATCACACATATATGCGAAATATTTTCTAATTTCATACTTCCTCACTTTCCTGTGGCTCAACCATCTTTGCTCCACAATTTTCGCCTATTTGTTGTAAAACTTTATTTATCTTAGGCAACTGAATTGCAATCCAATCAACCAATTCCTCGTTTTCAGCATACTCTGAGTTTCCTCTCAGTCCACTTTCAGCAAAGAATGCGTGTATTATTTCATGTCGCAAAACCCTCTTTTTAAATTCCTGAAAATTCTCATATGACAGTTCATCTTCTTGTATATCAGCATTTAGTATAATTCTATGGGAATAAATCTCACACAATCCATTACTATTTTTTAATTTGGGATTCTGTTCTTCAGTTTGTTCTATTATTTCGTACTCTGTTCCTAATATGTTTACTTTCATTGTTTAATCCTTTCCCACAAGTAGGGCAAAACTTGAATCGTTCTGTTTGATTCGCCTCATAATGCCAAATATCACTACAATTTGGACATTCCATATACGTTCTTTCTTCAATCCAACGCCCCGTCTTTGGCTCTTGTTCTGTGCAACTTTCAAATTGCGGTTCTTCTCCGTCAATTAGCGATTTAGAATACCTTAAACCATTTCTAAAGCCGACAAAGTAGTTAGTATCTCCGTTACTTGCGTCAATAGCAAAATCAAGAGTATCGACTATCTTTGGCTCTTGCGGAGTGACAGGTGGTAACTGTCTTATATCTGACATTCTTACAGCATATACTGTATCTCCGTTTACATCTGTCATTAATTCTTTGCACTCTTCCAAATCTTCACGGCTGATAGCATTACCGCAAGGCTGTTGCTTTTTCCTCAATCTTCTCATAATCTCTGCCATAAAAGTTATACTGAATGCAGTCTTACCCTCTATAACTTTTAAACCTACCGATTCAGCACACTCTTTTATGTATAGCATGGCCTTTTCATTTTCATTAAGTTCATCATTCTGTGTTAGTGTTCCATATATAGTTCTTCTTGTCATGTTTATTCTTCACTTTCATCCTTATTCTTGTATACATACTCAGGTTTATCAGGAACCACGTAAGGAAAAGTCACATTTACTCTAGAATCTCTACTCGTATACCACACTTCTCCATCATCAGTAAATACCTTTCCTTCAACATTGTATGCGATACCATCTTTGTCTTTAAACACGGCAGAATATCTTTTATTTTGTTGAAGACCGTCTCCAATATCATTCCACTCATCATCTTCACCTGTCAGCGGTGAAATGGGCTTAAACATAGCAAGTCTGTAAAACATGTTCACAACATATGGAGCTGTAAATCCGCTATGACCCTGAGAAGCAAATAACTCAATCAAATCCAAGATAGCCTTTGTTGCCCAATCGTTATATGGTTCTCCAGAATCAATCATTCCAATCCTTTTAAGTTCATCTTTTGCATAATCAGTTAAATTACTCATCTTTAGCCTCTCTTTCAACTTTTTTAATTTCTCTATATCTTCTTTCGTTTCGTACCTCAATAACAAGATACTTTACCCTTTTATCTTTGCCTTATTTCTTAAATATTCCATAGCATCATAATAACCTTTTCTATATGCCTTTTCTAATATAGCGGATTGTGCTGTAGCCGTTAGCCATTTTTCTGTAACATCTTCGCCATACAATGTATAGTTAATAGCATGAAGGTATGCTGTTGCTATTACCATAGGTGGCATCTTTGATAATTCTTCTATTAACCGTTTGTTTTCATATTCCTGTATTTGCTTTTCTTTGTTCATTGCTCCTCACTTTCCAGTGTCTTATACAATTTATCAAAATCTTCTTTCCACATTATCTCTGCCATAAGTTCTTGTTCCCCACACAACATCACTTGCAAAACTACAATCGGTTTGTATTCACTATCACGATAATCCCTCTTTTGTAATCTCGGATTTTTATCAAGAATAGTATCTGCCATTTGAGATTTCATATGAAATCGCAATATAAAGGAATCCTTGTAATTCTTTACTATTGTTCCACTAACAGCATTTATTTTAACTGTCTGTGGATTCGATACATTATAACTATTAAACATCCCTATTTCTCACTTTCTGCCAAAATATCCTTAATAACATCTAACTTATTTGCATCTGCAAACTTCTTTATAAGCCGTAACTCGGAATTAAGTTTATCTGATTTATCTTGCAAAGTGCCTAATCTTGCTATCAGTATATAATGCAAAATATCATATACTTCCGCCACTAAATTATTCTCTACGGCTAACTTAACTATCTGTTCTTTAGTCATCCTCACTCCATCAAAATTTATATTTGCCATTTATTCCTCACTCTCTGCCTTATCTGCTTCTATGATTGTGGGTGTAATAAAATATTCTTGAATATACCTCGAAAGCACCTCTGGGTTATATGTACCAAAGCCTATAATATGTTCTCCATCTTTTTCGTATTTGATTGAAAAATATGGTTTACCCTTATATTCAGGATATGTACATAAATCAGCAGGTGGATATTCAACCGCTATTCCCTCAAACTTTATTGTATGTCCTTTAGGAAGTGGTGTGCCAGTTCTTACTATTTCTTTCAGCGAAAGGCTATCAATATAGTCCAAGCGATTATATCTTTCTTCGGGTATCTTAATTACTAATTCTATATCTGCCATATTATTTCTCACTTTCCTTAATAAATAACCACCTAAAATGCCAAATAAAAATATTTAGTATTAAGGCTATGTTTTTCTCTCTATACATAGGATTATCTATGTGTATCTCAATCGTCGGAATAAATGTTATCCATTTACTAAAAGTCTGTAATTGAAAATCGTGTAGTGTCATGTTTCCTCACTTTCTCCTCTACGTATAGTCAACCACTGATTAAGGCTTATTCGACATTCAGTACATATATCCCATATCCTTCCATGACTTGAAATACAAAAATTCATATCCTCAATAGTGTCCGTATACTTTGCAGTTGCCATTTCCTTACCACAAATATCACATACTGTCTTTGTCATATTTCCTCACTTTCTGCCTTTAATTCATCACACCATGCTAAAAACGCTCTTTTTAACGGATTCAAGTTTCCATCATCTGCCCATCCTGCAAATCCAATAAATCCATCTATATTAAACGAAATAGCTTCTCTTCTTGTGAAATAGTGCGAGTTGAGATATAGATAACACGTCTTAATTGTTCCGTTCGTATTCTTCGTCATATCAATCTTCTTGCTTAAAGACATTGTATTTACAGATGTTTCGCCAACCTTGTTTGACTTCTTTAACTCCCTATTAATCATCAATACAAGTGACAGGATATCTCCTTCGGTAATATTGTTATATGTCAAACCGCACTTTTTAAAGTAATCCCGTGCTTCGTCATTGGTACATACTGGTTCAAAACCTCTTGTCATTTCACTCCCTCTCTTCCTGTTACTCAATCATCTTTGCACCACAACTTGGGCAATATATTGAAGTACATGAATGTACTATAAGACACTTTGAACACTTAAAGCCATGCAATCCTTTTATCCAATACCCTGTCTTTGGCTCTTCCTCTAGTGCCTTGATTGCCATTCTTACTGTTTCTGCCCACTCATAGGATGTGTCAGTATGCCCATCCATTTTACTTTTTAACATATTGATTGCTTCTTGATTAGTCATTGTTCTCTCCCTTCCTAAAGTATTCTCCGATAAGCAAACATATAACCCTGTCTTTGGCTCTTGCTTTAGTGCCTTGATTGCCATATTCAAGGCTTCGTATTGTTCATCGTCAAAATAATCTAATGACATATCATCTATTCCGTCTTTGATTATTCTACTTGCTTCTTCTCTTGTCATACTTCCTCTCCTTCTTGTGGCTTAACCTCATCCCAACTAATAAAATCTCCGTGAAAGCCTTTTAATTTATCTGTTTCGTTTTCTGAACAGAATATATATTTCACACCCATCTTACTTGTTAATGACATAGGTTTTCTACAAACATTAACCCACATATCAGAATAAGCATCTGCAAGTCTATGCCATTCGTAAAACGCATATCTCAATGTCGGGCATAAAACTATTTTGGTTTTCATACTCCTTTACCTCTTACAAATTCCTCATTCATTATTCTTGTTATCTCTTTATTCCAATTCACTCGGGCATTCATTTCACTTATACCTTCAACTCTTTTGCCACACCACATACACTCTAATATGACTATCCTTTTTGACGAAACATATTTATATACTCGCTTCCTTTTGTTACAACCGCAAACACAAGGTAACAACATTGTCTTTGGTGCTTTCTTGACAAGTCTATACCCCTGTCTATCTGCTTCTTTCATCAATTCTTTTAAGGTCATTTACACATCTCCTCTATTGCTATGAACATAAATACCATTGACACTAATGTCATAATTACAAATCCAACTGTCACCTTATTATTTCTCCTTTCCGTGCCCAATAACATAATCAATCATATCATAGGTCTCGCTTATAAGGTTCTTATAATCAGACTTGGAGTCTACCCTAACCTCTCCAATTCTATACTCGCCAGTGTGCACATATTCACCGTCTATAGATGTCCTTTCAAAATCGGAGAAATGAAATATCAGTAACTCCTCGCCCCTATTCGTTTTTCTCCTAACACATATCTCTGGTGATGACCAAAAAGGTCTCATGCCAATTTTATAAGTTCCGTCTGCATTTACTGCGTCTATAGTCGGTATTTCACTTGTATCCTTAAAATCCCAAAAAGAATTATCAAACCCATGACCAACACCCTTATTATCAATGGTCAGATTTTCTCTCTTTGCAACCATATCAATCAATGCTACCATTCCCTTGATTACTTCGCTTTTTGTCATATGCTTTCTCCTCTCTTACTTACCATAACATAGTATATAATGTTTTGTCAACAAAAAATTTACTTAAAGCCAATCTCTTCAAGTGCCCTATCAAAATCAGCACCGTCAAGCATTTTCTGCTTAAAATCATCTAACTGATTTGGTGTGACACCCACATCCAATATCTGCTCAACTAAGTCATTCATTAAATTCGGATTGTCATATACTACTCTCCTCTTGCCGTATTCATTTGTCCTATAAATTGGACAGTATGCTATATACTTGAATGATTTTCTATTCAACAGATTGTTGATATTCTCGTCTCTGTACTTTGCTGTATCAACATTAAAACTATCCTCTGTTCCGTCAAGCCAAGTAAAGTAAATTGCGTATTTCATAAACAATCTCCTTTTCTAATAGCCTACTGTTCCAAGCACCCACTTGAGTGCGGTTATCTGGTCTTTAAGATACTTGATGTTGGTCTGATATGTCTTGATTATATCACGGTTATAATTAACCCAAGACTTATCAGCCCTATCCAACTCTATCATCTCTTTACGATACTTTATATCCGCACGATACTTTTTAATCTCTTCCTTGTATATTCGTATCTGCTCATTGAGATTATTTTCTACCTCAATCTCCTCGGGTGTCTTGCTGTTATCTACCAACTTCTTACCCCACTCGTAGACATCCTCTTTGGTCATAGTGTCATCATTCATATAGATTATCTCAAGTCTCTTGTAAACCTTGTAGTTATTATCGGTCTCTCTGCAACCTGTTCCCTCAATGAACTCACTATACAACATAATCTTTCTCCTTTCTTACCAATTAGAGGCTATTGACTTAATCTTGAGTAATGCAGTCTCCCAATACTTGCACTCATTCTCAACTGCTTTAAGATTCTTCAATCCTTTTGCCCAAGGACAACCGTCTGCTGAATAAATCTTGTAAGCCTTGCGGATTCTACCACTCATATCTACCCAACTATCATCTGCTATCTTGATACCGTACTTCTTCTCTAACTGCGCTCTACTCATATTCATTTCTCCTTTCAAAATCAATGTTTTCTGTTCCTTACAATGCCATTATAAGCCTATACTTATATATTGTCAAGTGTTTTTGAAATATTTTTCAAAAATTATTTACAAAACAGTAACGCTTGCTTGAAAATGTCATTTGCCTCATCCTTATCCAATGTTGTCCAAGTCTGTAACAAATTGGTAGTTCCGTCACCATTAGGAATGTAAGCATTCTCACCTAATTCATAGTGATAGAATATCTTGACTGTATATCTTGTCTTCTTCTCTATCTGCTTGGGTAATTCACGGTACAGATACATTGCTGACAACAACTCATCCTCTGTGGGTATATATGTATCAACATCTATCTCATCCGTTGAACATACTATAACTACCTTACCACTGTACTTATCATCACTTACTAAATATTTCTTTGTCATATTCGCCACCCTTTCCTAAAATCCAAACTTCATACAGTTCTTGATACATCGCTTAACCTCTTTGTAGTCACCCACAAACTCTTTATACTCATCAATGTCATTAACCTTACAAGCACCGTATCCGTCTGTAACTACCTCAAAATCCCAACCCTTGATTCTCAATAGTTTTTCCATTCTCAATGCAAGTGTCCACTCATCATCCGAAAAACTAACCTCGGCTAGTCTCCACGGTAATGCTTTTTCTGCTCCTTTGTATGTAACTGTCATATTTGATTTCTCCTTTCTTGTAATTCCTTACAATCATAGTATAAGTCAATACTTATATATTGTCAAGTGTTTTTGAAAAATTTTTCAAAAAAAATAAAACCCCTTGATTTAAGGGGTTTTATACCATTTAAAAATCTGACATGTTTATCTTTTTTCTTTTCCGTCCTTATCCCAAACACTTGACTTAACAATAGCCACCTTACCGCCACCTATATGGTCAAGTTTATAATAATTACCGTCACCTTTAACATCAGCAACTATGTCAAAATACTTATTTCTAAACCATTTTATTTTCTTACTATTAAGATACTTACATATTGCGTCATTTGCGGATGAATTACCAGGTAACTTATCCCAATCAAACTCAAAGAATACAGATTTACCATCACTATTGCTGTTAGCATTCTCTCTCTGCTCTTTGGCTTCTTTTATCTGCTTTGCCTTGGTCTCTTCATTCTGCTTTGCTACTGCTCTGTTATAAGCATCTTGCTTTGACTCTCCGTCATATATAGGAACGTGCTTTCCGTTTACTGTTATCCAATCTTTAGGTTCTTTTTGTGCCATATTTTTCACCTCATACATTTGAGTTTATATACAATAAATACCAATAAAATGATAGCAAAATATCTTAATAAAATCAAGTTTAAAAATATGGCTCTAGTGCTAATATCTCTTCGTCAGTACAGTCACCAATATCCTTACACCCACTTGGTAACTTGACTGTCTGTATCATTTTATTCTTTATCTGTGCTTTCAATTTCTCATATGCATCTCGCCCTGCTTTATCCATATCGGTGGCTATTACTAATAATCTACAAGGCATTGCCTTTAACTCTTTTATCTGTCTTTGATTTCCAGTTCCATTCAATGCAACACCATATATACCTAACTGCCAAAGTCTTAACACATCAATCATACTCTCTGTTACCCAAACTGTTTTTGGAAACTCATCTAACTGATATAGTTGATATATTCCATAACAACACTTTGACACATCTCTCGGATAATTAAAATACTTATAGTTTACTGACCGCTTTGCTACAAACAGACAATTACCGTCTTTATCCAAATTTGGCATAGTTATCATTTGATTTTCGCAGTCGTATCCAATATCAAACAATTCTATCAACCATTCTTCTGTTATCCCACGCTTTGCCCAATATGGGTGATAATATCTATAACTATCAAGTTCTTCTTCTGACACATATGTCACATTCTCTTCTTCTTTTTTCTGCCCACGCTCAAAATTGATTTCCAATGGCTTTCTATTCTCTATTGATACCGTAAGAAAATTACGGCAAAGCCATTTCCACCCCTGTGCACCTATCATATCATCAGTATATCCTAAACAAAATGATATCATTTCTGGCAATGTATGTGTCTTATGACATGAGAAACAATGAAATGTTCCAGGCAGTATTACCTTCCCATCCCTCTTCTTTTGTATCTTCGTTATACCTGCACTCGGTCTATGTTCATTGTGGTATGGACAACATACTTGAATATCATTCGTGCCATCTATAATCTTGTCCAATAACGGTATGTCATTCATTCGTAATTGAGATTGCAATGTTGTAAGAATATCCATTAGTGAACAATCAAACATTGTATCATTTATGGTTATCATTAGAATACGTCCTCTTTTGCTGTCTGCTTTTTCTTCTCGCCACCGTCACTAGGTTTCTTTTTTATGACACCACTGTCATTATTGTCTGATATTGGTAAATATACAAAATCACCAGTATTAATATCACAGTTATAGCACACCCTACCACCAACTGCACCGTTCCTTGACTTCTTTATACCCATTTCAAGTACATTATCTTTCTTATATCTGATTGATATTACCGTACTCGCATTATGGGCTATACCGTCACTATCCCTTATACTCTCAAGTTCTGGTGTTCCGTCATCTTCGGACACCACACCGCCCCTATTTGCTTGCACTACCACAAGTATAGGTACATGCATTTCTACGGATAAAGCCATAAGGTCTTCACTGATATTTGTGAGTGATACTGTCTTGCTATCATTTCTCTTTGCTCTCTCATCATTGAGATATGTAATACCGTCTATTGCAACTATATCCAACTTAGCTTGCTTTATCCAATGCTTTATACTTGATACTGTTGGATTATACCCAAAATCTTTTGGTGTGGTCACTACAAAATCATTCTCTTTCTCTGCAAGTGTATCTAAATACTTTTCATATTCGTCAGTATCTATATCTTGTGCCCCACGCATAAGAGATGTGTTTGAGTAATGATTAAACAGAGTATCAAATCTAAATCCTAGGCTCGTGTCACTCATCTCGGGACTGAAATATCCAACATTAAATCCCAATCCCCACACATGTGTGCATATTCTTTCAAGCACAAACGACTTAAGATTATTTGTCCTCGCCACTATCACAAACAATTCTTCCGACCTTTGTATGCCGTGTATGATATCATCAAGTTCTTTAAAACCTGTCTCAAAAAACCATTCTTGCGGATTTTCTCTACGCTTCTTATACTGCTCAAGTCTATCTTTACTCTTTGTTAAACTCTTGTATTGTATGTCATAACTTGGCTGTAATTTCTGCAACTCACCTGATAGATACTCTACAGCAGTATTACTATCTGTCTGCATTAAATCAGCCATCTTACGCATACTTGGCAATAATTGCTGATATAGATACTCTTCTCTGATTGTATTCAACAAATACCTATCAGTCTCAGCAACATCGACCAATTCAACATCTTCAAACTCACTTAAAAATGTTGCTATGTCTGGCACATTACCATATTCTTTTACATGTGTCTCTATGAAATTATATTCATCCTTATATTCCCCAAAAAAATCCTCTGTTAAATTATTATCTTCTATAAGCGAATTATCTTTTGTCTGTAATACTCTTGACAATATCTGTAACTGTACCATCTATAACTCCTTTACCTATCTCATATCTCGGCTCTTAAATACAACCACCTCTGTATCCTTTGATAGTATCCTACTTGCTATCTTATCGCCAAGTGCCTTATTCAAAACTTCCTTAGTCTCACAATTAGAAGTAAATATATTTGAATAATGACTCATTATCCTATGGTTAATGATAGGTAATATCTGTGAATAATCATAAGCACTCATATTAGTACTTGCTATATCATCCCATACAACTAAATCAACCTCTTTAACTAATTTCCTTATCCTCATAAAATTTGGGTCTTTATTATCAAAATCTTTTAGTTGCATAAGGAAATCTGGTACACTAATAAATACTGCTCGTTCACGTAGTCCGTTGCCATCCCACACTTCTTCAAAATACTTATGCATTAACTTTATAGCCCAACTAGATTTACCGTTTCCGACAAATTTACTGCATATATAAAGATTCTTACCCTGCTGTACAAAATCATATATATCGGATTTAATTTCTCCCAATCTCCTATATGCATCTCTATCACATTCTGGTGCATATAATGTAATCACTTGCTGTAAGTGCTTTGGTAGATTACTGTTCTCCATTAGGAATTTCATCTCTGTATATTTATTACACAAAGTACATTTATTATCTCTAGTACAGACTTCGTGATACCAACAATTTGGATTACGCTCAATATTTATCTGTTGAGAAATGTCCATTAATCATTGCCTCCTCTGATACGTGTTCAGAACTTGTATTATATTCCCCAAATACATTCTCACGTTTGTTATAACTATATCCATTTTCTTTTAATTCAAAAAAACTTGCCCAATCACAATCTATACTTTTCTGTATAATTTTTATCTGTACATCTTCGTCTCTTGAAAGTTTAACTAACTTTCTAAGAAGACTGACCCAATTATTATAACTAGGTGGTACAGTAGTTTTATTAAATCTTACTGGAAGATATTCTTTCAATTTATCTGCAACGTCTAAACTAAATCCATACTCTTCTTTATATATTTCGTTTTGACATTTATCATATACATTAACTTTTTTAGGTTTTTCACTAAAAGGATTATCTTTAGTGGACGGTGAAGAAACTTGTTTCTTCTCCTTAATCTCTTTATCATTATTTAGTATATTATCATTAATTAATTTTTTGTCTGGTGTCATTTTAGAATGACGTGGTCGTGTGACCGTGTCATTTTCAAATGACGTGGTCATAGTTTTCACGTCATTTTTAAGTGACGTGGTCGTGTCTATTTGATTTGGACGTTTAAATAAACTTAATGCGCTATTAGATAAACCATAATATGTACGTGAACCACGCCCTTTTCTATTATGTACTGTTTCAGATACAATAAATCCAATACTCTTTAGATTTGATAATCTATTTCGTATAGTAGGTTCAGAAAGCCGTAAAATAGGTAAATCTTCTACAATCTTTTTATGAGATAACCAAGTTAGTACAATATTAGGTTCGTCATAAAAATCAGATTCCACTACCATATGGTACATATCTGGAGAACCACAAGCCAACATAACATAATACATTAATAATACGTCTATCAAATCTAAATTTAGCATATATGCGACTTCTTGACTGCACCCAAATATTGAATTTAACATTACTACTCTCCTTGTCTTATAGGGTAAATTAAAGACCTACCTTGCGGTATGCCCCCCGCTCGGATAGGTCTCTAATTACTACTTTTTGTCAGTTATGAAGTTGTCCACCAGTTACGGAGGGCATCCCATAACTGACTGATTGTATATACAATATACACTTTGGTTGCGTATTCGTCAAGTTGTTTTTCACAAGCCAGTTGGGTTACTTAACAACTCTCTTAATATTCAACTTCCATGTACAAGTATATCATAGGTTTTTATGACAGTAATGTCAATTAGTTTTTGTGGCTTCGTAGATTTCATCTATCTGGTCATCTACAATACCGTTCACAACATTCCACAAATCATGTCTTTCAGCATTCATGTCTATACCGTCAACATCTGGAATACTTCTCTCTTCCATATGCTCAACGGTAAAATAATTATCACCACGTTTGATTGCAACTCTACTCGTTGCTCTGATTGTTGTTGTAGTTCCTTTTATCTCATAATCTGCCATTTGTTATTCTCCTTTACGTAAAAAACACAAGCCATATAAATCGTACAAGACTAAATACAGATGCACATGCCATAGGCAAAGCAACATATAGTAAATCTATATCTATGATATTGAACCACCATAATGGTAACAATACTAATGTTAAAATTGCACTTAAGGACATTAAATCATCTGCTATTCTCATCTCATACCTACTTGACATTAGTGTCATTATGTTTCTTATTGTGTGCCAATGCTATCACAACTGGTGTTAAAAGACCAATTACAAATCCAAGTATGAACCCAATTACTATTTCTGGAATATACATATAACACCTACTTTCTTGCCACTACCCAAACATTAAGGTGTTCTTTACTTATCCAACTGCCAACTTTAAGTACATTCTTAGATGTATATCCCTTTGCGCACTCTAGTGTATCTACTCTCTCTTTAAAATACAACTTGTTTGCAATTTTAATAGCCTCTTCTGCTGTTGCACATTTAGACATGGGTACTGTAATAAAAGATTTACCTTTATTCTCTTCAATACCAACAAATAACTGAACCATAATTTACCTCTCTTTCTAATCCATCGAATAAGGGTGGTTTTTTGCCCCAAAAACGAGTTCTAATAACATAGACGATACTTTATTCGTCTTTTGCAATTGTAATGGTTAATTTAGGTATTTCCTTGGTGATTCTGCAATTATTTAAATCAGCAACTACCCCTTGTGGTAATTCACCCTTATATAAAACTGATTCAAGAACATCCATATCTATATATTCTTTAGTTCTGATATATGGACATTCTGTGTCACCATTTCTACTACTCCAGTCTTTTTTGAGTATTTCAAGTGCTTTATCCTCATTAAGTGATTCTTGTTTCGATACTGAATACTTTGCTGTATAACCGCCTGCTGTAAAGTTGGTCAGTTTGTCTGCCACCATTAACCGCTTAATTTCAGCATTTTCAGTATCACATACTTTTTTAAGTGCTTTGGCTTCTGCGTTATGACCGCCATAAGATGTTACAAGTTCTTCAAGTGTCATTCTAACCCTCCTTTTTGTTTCTAAAATTATCCTTGGTATATTTTTGTGTTACATCACCCATTAAACCATTTCTACCTTGTGGAATTGACTTTTTAAACTCAATGAGTTTCCATATATCTGCCTTATCCCACAATCTTGCATTACGCTCACCTCTTATATACTTTGGTAATAGTTTTGCAAGTTCGTGGTCTGGGTGTAAATCTTTCCACTTATACCAACTAGTTACTGTTTGCACAGACACACCTACTAAAAATGCGACTGTGGTTACATTGATTTTTGTTTCATTGTTATCCATAAAATCTCCTCCTAATAAATCAAATGCAAGAAGGTTTTTGAGGATTTTGAGTATTATGACTTTTAATCTGCTAATAAGAAATCAACCATTTCTGATTTTGAAAAATCAACACCATTATCAATTAAGGCATCTGCCATTTTTCCTTTTTTATTTACTAATGTCCACACCCTCTCATCTATCGTATTTTTACAAAGAATATTATAAATAGTCACCATATTCTTCTGTCCTATTCTATGGCATCTGTCTACGCACTGCTCGTACAATGCTCTGTTCCAAGGGTGGTCAAGGAAAATTTCAACAGTCCCAGCAGTAAGTGTTAATCCAGTGCCCATAGCACCACTTGTACCAATAATTACTTTACAATTAGCATCATTTTGAAATTTGTCTTTCATTCTCTGACGGTCTTCGTCTTTGGTATCGCCTGTTATGACAGCAATGTCATATTTCTGTGACAGTCTTTTGCAAACTTCATCAGTTATAGAAGTCCAATTTGAGAATATAACTATTTTCTCGCCATTTTCTATGGTGTCTTCTACTATTTCTTCCATACGGTCAAGTTTCGCTGACTCTTGTATCTGACTTGAAAGAATACCTGTATATCCAGTGGCTTGGCGCATTCTAATCATTTCTGATAAAGGATTTGCTGATGACTTAATTTGGTCTATATTAGACTTAATCTCATTAGTAATCTCCTTGTATATGATTGCTTGCTTTGGTGTCATATCAACGTATTCGTCTATATACGTCTTTTCGGGTAAATCGAGTACGTCCTCTTTTCTTCTTCTGAGCATGATTTCATCTAACTGCTCTTGAAGTTCACCAAGATTCTTATATCCAATCACTTGATATCCACCATATCCACCCATAGTACAAAAATGATTTCTGAATGAATAGAACGAATGCTTTTCATAACCTAACCATTTAAGAATACCGTATACATCTAAGGGTCGGTTAAGTAACGGTGTACCTGTCATGGCAATCATAGTCTCTGCCTTGAGTTTAAGTAATCCTTTACCTTGCTGTGACGTGGTATTTGTTAACGCTTTATGTGCTTCGTCAAGAATTATCATATTTATGACACCATTGTCACATAGTTTACATAACTCACTAACTATATCATCATTTCTAAGCGATTCTATATTAGTTATCAAGAAGTATGACTGACTAATTTCACTGTTTGGATTGTTTGTTATGTCAACCAACTGTTCATACTTTTCTGCATTACTGCCTATAACTATGTTGCCTGCTCTGTTAGTTTTCTGCCCAATAATCCACCCTTGTTCATTAGAATGTATACCAATTTCATTTGCCCAATTCCATTTAAGTCCATTAACACCACACACTACTAAACAATGCCTATAATTATTGTTTGTTTTACGTATGCACGCTATGTCTATAGATTGTTTTGTTTTACCACAATTATGTACTACAACACTATTGCATATAAAATTGTGAATATCTGGGTGGTCAATTTCAATATCATAAACGTCCTCATACCCATTTTCTTCAATTGATATAATTTTTTGCAACCTAGGTACAAGATATATTTTTGTGCCCTTTCGCATTACATAATCTAAATTGGGATTGAACTGATATAAATGCTTTGATTTGGTATCAGCGTGTTTTTTACAATGTTCTTTAATACTAAGTAATTCAAGATTTTCAAACCTATTATCGGTTTTAATACCATTAATATGGTGTACCACTTCTTTTTTAGTATCTACGATATGTCCTGTATTTTCGTACCACACTTGATGGTGTTTATATATCCCACCCTCGTTTTTAAGATGTTCATAATTGGGCATAGATTTAGTTAGTTTACCTTTCAGTCTTACATATCCACACCTATCTAACACTTCGACAATATCTTGATTCATATATTTTACGTTAGCGTTACATCTTAATTGTTGGTACATACACTTTTTGCAATATCCATTAAACTTTGCATATGGATAAGTGATAAGATTTTTTGTACTACCACATAATTTACATACCTCTTGACCATTAGTAAATACAGAATCACCTACTTTAAGTTGACATGCCTCAATCCAACCCTTATCTGTGTAAATTAAATGGTCTGGTGTACATACAATATCTGTATCCTCTAATGTGATTTTAATAGTCTCTTTGTTGCCTTTATATACAACAGATTTCATTGGTAAATACCCAAATCTACCGTCTATCATACATTTAATTTGTATAGAATTATCTTTAGCAAATAATTTATATAAATTACTAAGTTTAGTATCTCTAGTAGCGACTTTACCGACTTCTTTTATCATTACTTTACAATTACCAGAGATACAACCCATCATATCACCCAGCAACCACTTGTCATGCACTAATCCATACTTAACACCATCCAACTGATAACTATATGGCTCTGTCTTAAATGTGAAGTTACTAGGTATCTGTACATCATCTTCTGTTTTAGATATGAGCAGTGACGGGTCAGATATGTTGACATCTATGTCATAATCAGATAATCCATTAATGATATCTGCTAATGACTTAAAGGAAACTTCCCATTCTTTTGTATTAGCATTCCAATATCTGCTAGGCAATGCTCTTACAAAATCCACTATATAATTGCTGAAAGGGAAAGAGAGATAAAGGGAACAATTTCCGTTGCACCTATCGCTCTTTCTTATGTCAACCTTAATCATTCTCATTCTCCTTCTCTGACTTGAGAATTTCTAACATTTCCAAGTATGCAAAGTATTCGTTTTCTCTTTCTTCGTAATAAGTGTTTTCCATTTTTGGTTTCTCCTTTTCTGATATTTACAAGGTTTATAAGGTTTCCGTTCAGTTAATATTATATACAATGTTTATTGAGAAGTCAATACCTATATTGAAAAATTTTAGATTAGTCGGAATATTTGTTATGTAAACTAAATAACATATCTTTGATACACTTACGTTCTTTGTTCATATCTGTACAACTATACAGTGTATCTATAAATTCTTGGATTTCAGTGCATAATGATTTGATATCTTTTATTACTGCACCTTCATTGATTTGACCTAATTGATATGCCCTTTTATTATTCACATACTGATTATATGTGGGTAATATGTCATTGTATTCTGATTGTGTAACATCTTTAGATTTAATTTTGTCACGAACAATATATAGATTTGCAAGGTCTGCTAAATCATCTAGTGTCTCTGCATTCTCTTCCAACTCCGATATTGTATAATCAATTATATTTATATCCATAGTTATTTTCTCCATAAAAGGGGATAGCAAAATACTATCCCCCATACAGTGATTACTTCATCTGCTCAATTTGACGTTTCATCTGGTCTATTTTCTGCAACATTTGCTCCTTATCATCGTGACGACTATAACCGCCATCACGACTAGTATATCTGCCCATGCTATCACGACCTCTTCTATAACTGCTATCCTCGCTGTATCTTCCATCACCGTCACCGTCACGACCCCTTCTTCCGTCATTGCTATTTCCATAACCATAACTTCCGTCATAGCTACCATCGTAACTGCCACGATAAGAATTGTAAGAGTTATTAGAATAACCGTCATTTGAATAACCACTATTTTCCATTGCTTCAACTGTCTTAATATCCTTGATGATATCAACTGCTCTGTAAGCACGGTCTAGTTCAGTAGGAGAGATATCGCCCTTCTTTACTATGTCCTTGAGTTCATCATCAAGCATTTCACATAAATCATATAATGATTGCATACTGGCGTCCTCCTTTCTACGCTATCCGAAATGAAATCTAATTTTTTATGTACCATTTTTTACCTCGCTTTTCTGCCAACACCTTACCGCTGTGTATCCACCTATTTACCGTTGTTCTTGTAACACCTTTAGATTTTGCATAAGATTCAACATCCACATAATTACTAGGTATGTTGTGTGATTTTATCCAATTGGTTAATACGGTATCCAATGATTGCCCACGTTTCACATGATAATATACATAGGATTTATGTATTCCAAATTTATCTGCAAATTCTGATGCGGAATACATCTGTTCATGATATTCATAAGTTGTAGTGATATTACGATTACGCATTTGTTCTCTTGCGGTAGTAAACCGACAATTCTCTGGTGAATATCCTAAATTATTGTCAATTCTGTCTAAACTCCAATATCTACCGTCTTTTGTTTCATCATATCCATTTGCATATGCCCATGTATAAAAAGATTCAAAAGAATTTTTCCACTCATTACAAACATCAATTCCTCTGCCACCATATCTTTTGTTATTAGTGTCTCTACATCTACTTAACATAGATTGATACTTATGATATAGTTTACTCTTACATTTACCATGTTTAGTGCCACGTTCAACAAATTGTTTAGCACACTCGTTTCTAAGACACCCACATGACTTTTGCCCACAAAGGAGTCTAGAATAATTAAGTTCTATGTCATTGCCACAATCACAGTGCAACAACCATTTAGACCTACCAGTTTTCTCAATGGCAACTAATTTTCCAAATCGCCTACCAACAATATCTAAGTTGTCATACTTATCTCGTTTTTGCATATAATCGCCCTCCATAGTATTATCTACGCAATTCGATTATATTACGCATTAGTAATTTATGCAACACGAGTTACGGTTAAATTCGCATTCTGCACATTAATAGGCGGTGCTGGTGTTGTTGCAGGTGTTGCTGATTCGGATGTATTTTCAACACTCACATTGAAACAACACCCTCTAGGTATTGTAACTATGGCAGTGGATGTCACATTGAAATATTCATCTACTGCCGCAGGTGTCACAATCGCCCTACTTGTAAGCACTGGTTCACCGTCAATAGCAACTGCTATTGATATAGCACCTACCGTACTACCCTCAGGAACTGCTATGTTCCCATTAAAAGTTACTTGATATCTTGCAAAGCAAGCATTAGGACAATTGACAATACCACGGAGAGTTACAATCCCACTTTCACTTCTGTGAAGCACATAACCTTTAGGACAACCTATTGTAGTCTGTAAAACCACGGGTTGATTTGGTTGTACTACTTGTATTGGGTTATAAGTAAACTCAGCCATTAGTACTCACCCCCTTAGAAATTGCCACAACCACAACCGTAGTTCTGTGTGCAACAATTAGGGTTCTGCACGATATAAGCAGGTCTTGCTACTGGATTAAGATAGTCCTCCAATACCGCAGTCTGTCTGCTATTATCTGCAAGTAACTGTGCTGTCTGTGCACCTTGTGATGCCGCAAGATTAGCCATTGTAAGCTGTCTTTCAAGGTCTGCAATCTTCTCATTTTTAGCATCTATCTTATCCTGACACAACTGGTCTTTAATTGACTGGATGCCTCCATTGATTGTGTTAAGGATTGCCTGTGTGTTCTGAGTGTCGTTTGTACGTGTAGCACATGCCTCTCTTGCTATATCGCTACCTAAGTTCGCTACAGCAAGACGGTTTTCACAGCAACAATCTGCTAACTGTGACTGCAATGCAAAATTCTGGTTCATGTCTGCTATCTGATTAGTATATGCTGTCTGCATAGCATCCATAGCCCTATTACATCCTGCAACCTCAGCATTTGCAAAACCATTGGAGATTGCGGTGCTAATACCACTAAGTTGACTTGTAAGACCTGCATTATCAAATCCTCTATTAACATCATTCTGTGTCTGAGTGTTGAAGAAATAGGGGAACATTTCATTTCCACCGTAGCCTCCAAAACCACCCCAACCACCATTGCCCATAAGAGCAAAGAGGAATAAAATAACCCACCAACTATCATAGCCACCGAAACCGCCACCAAAGCCATTTCCGTAACCACCCATGTAAGCAGGTGCTACAGGCATATACATGCCATTTCCACTGTCTGTTAATGCCATAACATTTTCTCCTTTCTGATAATTGTTTTCAGTTAGCGGCTATTCTCTTAATCGAATAGTCGGTATATCATAGGTGTGCACTCCTTAGATAACTTATAATTTAAACCCCATTTTCTGTGCCAATGTCATAATCCTATTAAGACTTTCTTGTGACATCTGATTATTGTTCAATAGATATTGAACAGCACCGTGTGGGTCATTAGCATATTGATTTGGTATGTTTATTTTTCTCTGCATTAAAAACTGCATAGGATTCTGCATAAATGTATTGAATTGGTTTTGCATACCATTATTCATTTGTTCTTGGAATAAGGGATTTGCCATTGTTATTAGACCTCCTATTTTCACCGATAGTTGCTTTCTTTATAGATTTAGTTATATCGGATATAGCGTCTTCAAATTCATCTCTTGTTATAAACATGGATGTATCTATATCATTTTTTCGTATATCCGACTCATTACATTCTGAATAACTAAATATTCTCAATGGCTGTGGCATTCCACTTTGGTCTGCTGACTTGATATAAAATACTTGACTTTCTGAATCAAATAATACTTGACTCATTCCAGGTGCTACTGGATATGCCTTAGCACCACTTTCACCTTGTACCCATACCATGCTCGAATTATTCTGTGTTTGATTTTGTGACATTGGTGTCATATAATTCGGAACTGTTGGGTTTACATAACTTTGATATGGATTTGCGTAATTCATTATTCATCCTCCTTTGTAAAATAGTAAATTACCACTTCGTCCCCACTGTCCCATGTATCCATATAATCACCAGATATGCAGGTAACTACATGGGTACCAGTGGCTAATAGATATCTACCCTCTGGGTTATCTTCACAGAACTGCTTTACTGTATAACAGTATGGACATGTATTTGGTATGACATGCATGTCATATCCTTGTGATTTTAAATAAGCACTCCACACCGCATTAGATGATGGCATATCATGCATATAAAATCCTTGCATCATTACTGCTGTATATACATACTCCCACGACTTATCCATGAGTATGGATATTGCCCTTATTACACAGTCACCAACTAAATTATTATTAGGATTAGGATTTGTTTGAATAAACATTTACACTTACCTCTTACATTAATAATTTTCACATGGATACCGCATAGTCTCAATGAAGTCCAAGTGCAAGTTAAGTGCAATTTTTGTGCAAAAAAAGAAAGAGTAGTATCTCTACTACTCTTTCCGAAAATAAAGGAGTTATAACATGAGATGGTTTTGATGAAGCATCTCTTATAACCAATTATATTTTGGAGAATATTTTATCTTCTCCCTTGTACACTATATTTTTAACTTGTCTTACTGATAAATCAAATTCCGCAGCCAGTGGCTCAAATCCTATACCATCAATTAGATTTCGTCTCATTATCTTTCTGTTGCGTTCACCATGTCTGCCTATTATCCATCTATCAATGAGAATATTCAAGTCTTCTACTGTTATATCATCTAATTCAGGACACCTTTTCTCACTCATGGTTTTGTCTTCTTTGTCCTATTAGGTTTTGCATGATACCCTTTGCCGTGGCACACATTACATTGTACCTGACCATCTGGTATTTTCTTTCTCCTATATGCGGATGTTGTAATTGTTTGTTTAACGTGTGCCATATGTTATATTCCCGCTATCTTGTATGTAAGCATTACCACCATCATCAGAATTTACCTCTTGTGATATTGTAGACGATGGTATATATTCCCAACTGTTTTCCCAAATTATCCAACCTATATTACTTGCAAAGAGTAAAACTACAAGAATTATTATGAGTATCCACAATCTCCTATTTGAGCGTTCCATTCTTGCTTGTGCTCTCTCAAATATCATGACTGGTACATAATTAGGATTTTCAATCTTAGATAGTGTTGCCATTATTCACCCTCAACAATCACAAGTATTTTTGTTGCTGATTCTATAGACCACTTCTTGACTAACATGTTTTCTATAGTATCTTCAAGGCTCTCATAACCTTCTGCCTTAAATGATATCAATTCTTTCTCTGTATTATTATCTTGCAATATGACAGTAATGTCAGTTGATGTAAGTTTACTTAGTAAATCAACAAGTTTCATACATTATACCTCATTCACATATTCTTTGTTCCTATATGTTGCAGCTATCCAACCACTCGGTATCTTCATCCATATATTACCGTTAAAATCTACTGTTCCTTGACATGTAACCTTAGTGCCCTTCCTTAAGATAGCATATCCGTTACCATCATCATAAGAGTTCTGCTTTGCATTTTTGGTTATCTGAGATATTAATGTCTTATTGCCCTCTGGCTCTACCCTAATAAACAAATTAACATTTGTCTTATATGTCGTACCTTTATGATATTTTATAACACCGTTTGATTGTGGCTTAGTGTCAACCACAATAGGTTCATTATAGGATTCACCATGATAATTAAAATCATCCCACTTCTGTAGACCCCATTTATTGCATGTGGTCATGAGGGTATTGACATATGTGCTACTTGTTGCATAGCCATCTTGTTTTAGTCTCTCAGCATATAGCAATGGGGTGTCAGCAGTTTTGAGATTTGCATACCTTTTAGTTGAAATGAAATCATAATATCCATTGATGCCAGATACTAAATCTGGATATGTGCGGAAATTATCACGGATAGTAGTTAAATGACCTACTGTATATTCCTCTTTGGTTTTCATGTTAACACTTGTACCTTTCCAAGTATTACCACACTTCATTCCAAATAGATTGTTATATTTTGCAAGACCACTAAGTCCATATGCGCTTTCAATACATGCTTGCGCAATTACTGTACTGCAAATAAGATAGCCACGTTCTTTGGCTATCTTTTGTATAATCGGTGCTACTTCTGCTATGAATTTTTTACATTCCGCATTACTAGCCATATATGTTATCCCTTTACGACAGGTGTGTCATTCTCTTCTTTTTGTTCAACATCCTTGGGTACAACTTCGGATAACTGTTTGAGTAACTGAATAACTTTATCATACCCAACCATACTTGCTACCCACACAGCAATGCCCATAAGGAATAAACAAATAATATTGTTCACTGTCCAAGGAATTGCCATAAGCATATATCCAATTGCTGTACCGCCACAACCAACTACAATTGCATTTATAAGCGCAACCATATTTGCTGAATACTCCTTATGTGCATTGGAATATGCTTTCTTTATAGCCTCAGTTAAAAGAGAAGTTACAACTGAACCTACTGTGAACATTGTGATAAAAAGTGTAACTGTCATATATTACTCTCCTACTACAACCTTATGTGATGAGTCTTGATAAACTATATCTTCTAGATTTGCTACCTTACTCTCCAACTTAATAAGTTTCTCACGTATCTCTTTAATATCAACTTGAAACCCTTTGTTGTCTTCCTTAATATCCTTTACAGTATTTTCGATAGTATCCAATTTGACTATTATAGTTGCCATCTGCGTTGCATCTGCTTTATCATCACTAGTCTTATTACGTGAAAATGCCTTGTAGCCAAAGAATATGCTACAAGTTACTGAAAGTACTGTAATTAAACTCATAATTTCTACAGTCATGTGCGCTCCAATCTCGCTCCATCTCCCCAATATCATTATAATATTAAAATGACACTTATGTCAACTTATTTATCCTTGGGGTTGGTCACTTGTTTTATCATCATTTACGGTATCATTAACATCTTTTAATTTGAATATCTTAATAAGTGCACACATAACGACCTCACCACCAAAAAATCCAAATAAACATGTAGTCAAATCACTATCCAATGGTTTCTCAAAGCCTAAAAATATTAATGCAATTATGACATAGACAATCAATACCGATATACTGAATACAACATAATTTGCTAATGGCACTTGTTGTAAATCAAATCTTTTTCTATTCTTTATTTTATTTTTTATTTTTCGTATACGTGTTTTAATACTCATTATGAAACTATCTCGCAATTCTTTTTATTCATACCAGAGAGCATAGACATCTATTGACCTAGCACCATTTGTCATTACAGCTACATAAGATGATCCAGATATAGTCTTCTGAGACTTGGCGATAGCACTGTTTGTTAATTCTGTATCATTTACAAGAGTTTTATTTGCAGCTGAGAATAACTCACCGTACCTCGTTTTATCCATTGTTTTACCTTGAGTTATGGTACACAGCCTTGTTGCATTATTAACTATGTTCTTAGAACCTATACCGCATTGAGTATTACCACCACTTATAAGTACTGTAGTCATAGTAAGTTTATTAGTAGAATACGTTGGTGCTACAAATGTATAACCACTATATAATGTCCACCCGTTAGCAGGTTTAGTTTCCTCCGCATCACTACTCATATACCCATACCAATACAGACAATTATCTGGCATAAACCTCAATACATTACTGTCTGTATTAAATGCTTTAGTATAATCAGCAGTAAGGTCTTCTGGATTTTTAGCCACACTTGATTTAAGGATAAATGCTGTATCTGGTAATACTGCATTTGCTAAATATCCGTTGCTATCTGTTTGTCCTACTACTGTCCAATCTGTTCCGTTTGTAGAGTAGTAGATTGTATCTTGTGCCGCTCCGTATATATCGGCTTTATGTGTTGATATTTCTTTGATGCCTATTATTTTAGTTGGAATATCATACTCATTGTATGTAGTACTTGGACCTGATTGTAAACAGAACCCACTACTAAAATATACTTTATATTCTCCATCTGTAGCAGAATTATTCAATCTAACATATCTCATATAATGATTAGTCCATATAGAATACATAGCAGCTTGAATACTATATGCGGTTGAACTATCACCAGAATGAACAGCTGGATTTCTCATAGTATTTGGATTAGTTACATCTATATACATCATAGCCAAAGTACTATATGGATAATATGCTTTAAATTCTATTCCAAGCATATTGTAATTTTGCCAACTGTCATCTAATACTACACTTTGAGCAGAAAAAGAACTACTTGCTGAATTATTAACCCACAATACTTTTTCTGTTCTAATATTACGAACTTTAGTTTGACTAAGTTCAGTAAGTCCAGTAATTTTAAGAGGCATACACGAAACATTTTCACTTCCTGTTGCATTACTAGGATAACTCAATGAAAATTTTACACTAGTATCAGATGCATAAAAAACACCTCTTGACCAAGTATAATTACTTGCAGACTTCGTAGCAATAGTAAGAATATTATGTCTTACAGAATTTCCATCTACGCTCGTTTTAAAATTACTTACTGGTATAATAACCAACATCGGGTCATTATCAATTACCATATCGGCGCCATATCTATAATAAAAACATAAATAATTATAATTATTTATATTATCCGACAATGCAACCGTCTGAGCAGGAAACGTTGATCCTGTTGGGCTTGGATTCTCCCACAATGTAACTTCCTTGAATCCATCCACATCCATTATTTCAAGTTTAATAGTCGTATCTGCTTTAGCAGCACTACTAAATGTGAGTACTGCTTGACCATCTGTAATCTGTATATTTGATACACCCAGTATCTCACCATCACTAAATGGTTCTACATACTTCTTAATAACACTGGTTGATTTTATTCGTGAGTCATAAATCGTTACAGAAGTGTCTCCTGTTAATACAGTAGCAGGAGAAGTCCAAGCACTTTTCTCTTTTGGTGCTCTGCTTATATTTTGACCTTGATATAATAACTTTGCCATATCATTTATCTCCTTTAAATGTTTCTTACTTTAACTCTAACTACTGCATTTTCTTCTAAGGCATTATCAAAAGTTAAAGTAAGTGTATTATTCGCCACCTCAACTTTTGATATGCCGATTATATTTCCACTAGCACCTATAACACTATGGTCTATGGTGCTAGTAGTAAAGATATTTCTATCATTGATTGTGACACTTGTATCACCTTGTAAAGCATTTGCTTTAATCTTTCTGGTATTAGTGCCAATCATATATCCTTTATAAAACATTGACATAGTGCTTTCTCCTTATGTTAACTTCTCAATAGTATTATTTGGTGCATCAAGTACAATTACACCGCATCTAGGTGAGACACTAGGACTCTTTATTGTAAATGTTGCATTATTTGCATCTGTATATGTGTACAGTCTTGTATTAGCTAATCCATCATATAATGATATACTTCCCACACTTGGAGTGACTGTTATCTGACCACTTGTCGATGTTGTATATGTTGTAGAACCATCTCCTCTTTTAGTTCCTAAAACAAGTACTGTGCCACTTCCATTTAATGTTATTGAGGCTTGTGATACTGATGTAACTCCTTCTGATTTACTTCCTACTGAGTACCTTACTGCCCCCCATATTTGTATTCATCTCAACATAAGCCATAATTCATTCTCCTTATTCTTCAATGAATTTTTACTTAACCACTTGTATAATAATAACAAACTTATAATGTTAGCCAATTACAGTGTAATATACTGTTTTACCTGCCGTTGTTGTGCCTGCTTTATATACAAATCCTGTCGATGATATACTAACAAGCACTCCATTATTTGTCGAATTAGGAAATGCATAAACAACACAATCTTTTGACGAAGAGGATATACTCCATCCAGCTATCTGGTGTGTGCTATCCATATCAATATCGTAAGCAACAACATAAAAAATACTAGAACTTTCGTACATAGTAAGATATATTTTTTTAGGCTCAAATTCACAAGTTATTGTGATTGTATTACCTCTAGTCGGTGAGATAAATGTTCCTGTCTTAACATTCCCACCGCCACTACTCATATCTACATAAGCCATAACTTATTCCTCATTAACTACTGCATCAGCAGGCTTGTTTATTACCTTACCCTCTATATCGTGTAAATGCTCATTTAACTTTGATACCCTAAGAACACTTACAGTTTCACTATCAATGGCACTTGCAATAGCAAGAGAGTAGTCCTTCTCCAACTGTAAATCATCATTGTATTCAACTATTGATGATGCACTTGTTCCGTCTTTTAATTCTTGTACTTGTACTAAATAACATTTAGCCATATTACTTTTTCTCCTTATTCTTATAATTTGAAAGTTTATCCCACTCATTACCTACTATTACTGCAATTACAAATACAGCAAGCATAAGTAGGATAAACACTCCACTAAAAATCAAGATGATTAGATTAAGTATACTCATTCATTCTGCTCCGATTCAGGCTCGGGTTCGGGTTGGGGAATAGGTGGATTCTGTATTGTCTCCGTATACTTATCACCGCCAGCAACTCTGCCATCCGCATTAAGAATTGATACTACAGCCTTTAATACTGTATCCTTATTATTGATATAAGTATTGCATTTAGAATGCCAAAAACTTCTTGCAACATCCCAATCATCTTTAATATCAATAGTTGCTGTTTCTTGAAGTTGTTGATTTGTTACTAAACTTTGTACATAAAATGCCATTTGATATACCTCCTAAATTTATTTTCTATATTGATGTTCCGTCCTGTCCTTTGTCATTGATTACGATTTTTACAAGATAGTAGTTCATATTCATTCTCCTTTATGATTCCATAAATGTGATGTTTACCATTACTTCCGTAGAAGTTGAAGCGCTAGACATATCCACAACAACGCTATCGCCTATGTCTAATTGCTGATACACAACGTTACTCGGCGTAGACCTAACGAACATACACGGCTTAACGGCGGTAAATGTGTGTGTATATCCCGAACTGCTTACTGTTACCAAGGTGTAATTAGACGCATACGTTGCAGGATTTGTTCCCGAAGTTGCATAATTCATATTTATCTGCTCTGTCGGTGACACATACGCACAACAGTTGTATTTAGTACGTAGGCACCGCCACGCAAGGGTGTTGAAGTCCTTAAACGTGCCGTGTGCCAGTTCGTTCACACCGAGGATTTCGAGAGGGATAGCAGAACCGTCACCCGTTGCGGAAGCATTTGCCCTATATGCCGTTGTGAATGATAAAGAAGTGCTCGATACATAATCAATATAACGAGAGTAAATTCTCGCACCACTTGCAACACTTCCCAAGCCTATTACATTTCCAATTTCAGTTGTTGACGTATTTTTTACATCCTCAACTAAATATATGGCACAATTTACAAAATCATTACCAGTTGAGGCTCTATACTTAAAAGCCAAATACTTAAAATTGTCCATACTCTCCGACAAAGTAACCGTCTGCGCCGAAAATGTACTTGTCGGACTCGGATTAGTCCACAATACAGTTTCGGTATACTTCCCACCGCCACCGCCTTTAGTCCTTAATGTGCATAGTTTTTCTGCCATATCAATCTACTCCTTCCACATTGATATAAAATCCATCTGTCGGTATGTCACTCGCATACAGATACAGACAAGATACGGTCGTGTCTACGGTTACATACTGCACTAAATCGTAGGCTTCCTGTTGGGCGGTTGTGGGTAATACTGAACCGCTTGCAGAACCGATATCTATGCTAGGTGATTCTACGTATACGTGATTCAAACTAACCTGTTTTTTATAAAGTAACACACCACTCTGACTTATTACATCTTCTACCCAACCAATTGTCGATACTTCAAATGTATTTACCTTTACAAGATTATTTACTTTTTCTGATGACCATACCTTATCAGGCGCAACTGAATTATCATTAATGTCAACATCTACGTCTGTCGCATCTGTTATTACATAAAAATAATGTGGGTCTATTTGTTGAGTAGGTGTCAGTGCATCATGTGCTTCTTGCGATAATGCGATAGTTACTACATGTCCACTCTCTACTACCCATTTCCCAAGTTCTGCCATATATACAAGAACATCGTTAGTGGACAATCCAGTAAGGTCTACGTCTGTAAGTTGTGCCATTGATGACGCACCACCAGTTCCGTTCTTTAACTTGTCTGTAATCTGTTTATTAGTAAGAGCATAGGGTGCGTAAGTATTATTTGTATCTGCACTGAGCACCATCATTAATGAAACAACACTGTTATCGAATGACTCACCAGAAGGAATATTAATGTATAACTCTTCTACATTTGGCTCAAACTCTGAATATTGAGAAAAATCCATATCAAGAGTATCTCGCTTGACAAACAGCTTTGAATAATCTTCATCTAATATTGTTCCATTGGCAATGATTACTCCAGCATCAAAACTATACGTGAGTGTCATATATCCAAGATGACCACTTTTGCATTCCATCACCATGTCATAGCCATTAGAGTTATAATCCATAAGGTCATACTCACTGAGCGGTATTGCTCCAGTTGCTGACCCACCAAGATACAAGACCTTAATTGCTACGTCATCCGATGCCGTACCGTTTATTGTCAATGTACCATCGTCATTAACAGTCCACGTAATATTATTTGATTCGCCAGACTCACAATTGATTGGAAGAACATTCTTAGCACCATTCTTACGTAATATAGTATGAATGTTGTTATTGTTAGTCTTTACTGTATCAACCGTAGTACCTAGTTCTTTCGTAAGATATCTATTTGGATATGCATACGGAACATAGGTATAGTCAGTACAACTTGATTGAACCATCATTGCATATATGACATTGTTGTCAAATACAGCACCAGATTTTATTGATATATTAACACTCATCGAATCTTCGTACTGCTTAGTAGATGATTCTACAAGAGCATCAAATTCATGTTCTATATAATACTGAGAATTAGGAGTCTCTTGCCATAGTTCCATATCAGATACTGGAGATGGGGATTGCGGATTATTGTAATATAATGTTCCGCTTATATAATTTATACTACTAGACTTAAATAGTGCATTCGTGCTATATATCCTAACTTTGACTCCAGTTTCATTAAATAACGTGTGAATGTCTATTGGCATAGTGTTCTCAAGAACTGACAATGAAAAATTCGCAGTTGCCGTGCCATTCAGCGTTATACTACCGTCACTATTTACTGTCCAAGTAACACCATTTTTACTGCCACTTTCACAAGTTATCGGTAAGAAATTCATTGCGCCATTCTTACGCATCAGCAGTCTAAGGTTATCATCTGTAGTTTGTAAATTTTCTATTTCCTTAGCAACATTTACATCTTTTATCTGATTGGTTATCTGTTTATTTGTAAGAGTATAAGGCGCATATGTAAAGTCTGTGCATTCTGGTGCCACAAGCATTGTATAAATTACAGCGTTATCGAATGAAGCACCATTAGATACGGTTACAGTTAAGCCCCAATTGCCCATAACATCCGATTTAACTATACCATCTGCGATTAATACATCAGTAGTTTTTTCTGTAACAGGTTCTAAATAAGGTGAGGAAAATACCGAACAATAGAAAGGAGTGTTTATTATAATTTCACCCATGGTTCGTTTATATACGCCACTTATAGTTAATGTTCCTACGTTTGCAATATCCGCACCAGTACTAGCAAGTACAATTTTATTTGTAGACCTGAATGCATCAACATCTATCGTGCAATTATCTACAAGAGCAATTACAGTATCTGCGGTTGCTGTACCATTTAATTTTATTGAACCGTCCGAATTAACTGTCCATGTAAGACCATTACCAGAGCCGCTTGTTCCATTAATCGGCAAATAATTAATAGCCCCATTCTTACGCATTATTGTCTGTTGCTCATTTATCTTATCTGCGTATTCTCGCAGTATACTTTCTGCATTATCATAAGAAACAAAATTAGCCATCTTGTATTCTCCCTTTAAGTAAAGGGATACTCTAGGAGCACCCTAAAGTATCCCTTATCTATTAACTCTTAATTACCCAAGAAGTCCTATAAGAGTATTAACTTGTTCTGATGTAAGTGCATCGGGTTCTGCGGCTTGTATGATGTCAAGTACTGTTACCTCGTCAACTTCTGCACTGTCCCACGCACCAGCCGCATGGTCTGCTTTAAACTTATAGAGTCCGTTATCGTATACAACAATATCTCCAGTTGAGTATGCTGTTGAAGTATCAAAGTTATCATCAGAAATCATCTCTCTGACACTTACAAGATTTGTTGAAACGGTATTGATATTAGTTTGTAAAATATCAAGTAAGTCATCAACTGTAACCGCTACTACGTCATTTTCATCCCAAGCACCTGCTGAGTGTGTTGCAGTAAACTTATAGAGAACCAAATCCTTGACACAAATGTCACCTACTGCATAATTTTCCGTTGCGTCAAACTCACTTGCAATCATGTCTGATACTGCTGTGATTGCATCCATGATAGCATCAACGTCAATGAATGAACCAATAACGTCAAACTTCATGTCGGGTGTCTCTGCATTACCAAGATTTACTATTGCAACATTCGTACCAGCGGGATAGTCCTTGCCTGCACCCTCTACGAATCTAGCGTCTGTTGTGAAATCATCGGTAATGTTGTAAACAAAACCATTCATAGACGCTGTAAGTGTACTCGGTAAATCATCAAATGCAGAATTACCCTTCACTACATACGCACCGTTGAGTGCTGAAAGTTTCTGACCTATTGCGGTCATAAGTTCTGTCGCATTAGCATAAGATACAAAATTTGCCATATTTCCCTCCTTAAATGAGACCTAATAATGTATTCATTTGCTCAAGAGTGAGTTCATCACTCTCAATTTCCAAATCATCTGTGGACATATTACCTTCTAAAACATGTCCGTTAATCATAGGCTTATTACTTAATTCATTGTAGTTGGTAGTACCACCACCGCCACCACCGCCCTTTTTAATGGCAATCGCAAGTATTTCATTATATGTCATACTTAAATTACCCCCTTATTATATCCAATTCCAAGTTCCATCTGACTTCTTGAATGCAAGGTCAGCATCTGCGGTTAAGACAGTACTGCCAGGCTCTATCTCTTTGCCCTTCGGAAATCCGATTATGTCATCTGTAGATGTTGTTTCTACTTCGTCTTTAGTATCGGAATATAAGGAAACTACTACTTGATTATTAAGTATTCCTTGACTTAATTCTGTTACTTTCATCATAGTTATTCACCTCGTTATGAGTACAACAACTCTCACTTTTTATTATACTAAACTAATGGTTTTATGTAAACCTATTTTTATGACAAATGTGTCAGTCATCAAATCTATTTACTACAAATGCTACAGTGAACCCACTCAAGTCATCACCAACACTTAATAAGTTTGAACCAGTCAATGAAAGGTAATACTCAAATGTTTGTGGGTCTTCTTCGATATATGAAATGAATAAATCAGTACCCCTTTGTGCAAATACCAGATATTCAACAGTCTCTGCACTAAAATTATCCCCACATACTTGCCAATCAAATCCTAAATCAGTACCATCTGGTGCGTGACTTGCAAATATATTTTCCAAACTATCAAAAGGTGACACTATTGTCACATCAAATCCTGTAGATGTATTTGTAACTGTGACTGACTGCACTTTATCTAAATCAAATCCACTATCTAAAGTTGCCTTAACATATCTGTTGGGCTGACCAGAAATTACAGTGGTATCTGGTGCATATGCAACATAAGTACCTTGGGTAGTCTCATGATTGATTATCTCTAGATTACCAAGAGTGCCACCATCAACTACAACTTTCTTATATTTGATTTTGTACAACTCCTCCATAATATCAGAGAATGACTCACCAATAACTTGTCGTATTTTTGCTGACGAATACGTATTCGTTGTATTAGTTATATTATCATTAATTAAACCACACCTTTGACTGTATATCTGTACACTTTGTATATACTCTCCTTGACTTGTTGAAGTAGATAAAAGACCATGTGTGCCAAGAACAGTGTGTGTAGTCGTATTTACTAAATACATATACATAGAACTGCCGGTCACAATAAGTACAAGTGCTATGTCATTATCAATATGATAATATGTGAAATTAGTTAAATTTGTAGCATATCCGTATGATAAATCGTACGTAGTCAAATCTGCCTTATCTAATACTTGACCTACAACCTCAGTACCATCCATATAAGTTAATGTAATTGCCATTGGAATATCTGAATTATTCCAAGGGTAGAAAATTATAGCACCTTCATCACCACTATATGCTGTATAACTTTCCCAAGTCTCACCCAAATTCGTAGAGTAGAATGGAACTGGTATTCTACTACCGCTTTCGATAATGACAGAACTTACAGTTGACCACGTTGTATCTCCAAAAACATCTGCTACGATTTTCTCACTTGAGTATGTCGTATTTAAAGACTTATTTTCATCATCAATCAGATTACTTATGGGCTGTACATTACCATAAACCAATACCATTGGATAATATACATAATAATCTTGTGCGTATCGTATACCAACATTAGTTTGAGTTATAGTATGTGTTGTTGCATTAAGTCCTACAACTACAGCATAATATGATGAACCATAGTAAGTTAATGCAACTAACAGAATGTCACCGCTAGTGCCTGTCACCCATGAATCTACAACGGTATAATTTGATATAGAATCTATAAATGCGACACTAGTGTCAGATTGTAAATATCTGTTCAACACATCGTAGCCACAATATGTCCTTAATACTGTGGGTACATCTGTGGGTGTAATACCGCTAGGTAAATTACTAGAATCATTGATTTGATAGAACCTAATCGGTAAAATTTCAGACCCAAATGTATAACTATGCTTAGTATGCTCACCATCATAATAACAAATGTCAATTGAACTGACTTGGTGAAGTGCTGAAAGTTTCATGCTGTTTGTATTTTGCATTACAAACAATTGTGAATCTATCACACTTTTAAGTTGTCGCAAAGAATCAAGTGTTGCGACATCTCTACGAGACGTACTTGTGAAATTACTGCCATCTAATTTGTGACCAGTTATATTCATGTACATCAGAGCATATGCATTATCCACGATAGTATACACGTCATTGACAATGGATAAATCAACGTCTTTTAAGCCATTGGATATTGCCTCATCTGCGTTATCTGCTGCGTCTTCAATACCATCTTCAATATGTGATAATCTATCTGCACTAATTGGTGTTGTTTCGTCTGGGTAATCTACCCAATTTTGTTTGTCATATGCCATAAATAATCTCCTTATGATAAATCTTCATAATATGAATCACTGTTATAGTATCCAGGATTGTAATAACACACATGCAAATTCGATACAGAATATTTTTCATCATTAGATACTATACCAATTAATGGATTAAACCAGTATTTTCTAGCCATCAATACATTATAATTATGCATAATGTTGTCAGAAACATTGTGCGAAGCACTGATTTCACCGAAAACACATACCGCATGTGGTGAAATATTGTGCATTGCATCAACATTATACTCAAAACCAGAATCTGTACCATTCTTTGTGGTGATAAATCCATTACAAAGACTACGCTTAATAGCATTCCAAAAATCGTTATAAGTATATAGTCTATAATTTGACCTACCGTATGACACCCTAATGTCATTAAAGTTCTCACCACTAGATTCATGTATTTCATGCGCATTAAGACCACCCTCATGGTCTGCAAATGCTAATATCTGTTTTTTGGGGTCTATACCAAAATAATCTGTACCTGTTCCAGTAAATTTTTCGAGATACAAATATAAACAACACTGCCAACTTGTTGATGTGGTTAATGGTGCATTTGGAAATACGGCAAAATCTCGAAGGTTATAATTATATTCACCTGCAGCTGGGTAACGTCCACCGCTATATACTTCATTCCAACTATATATAACCTTTCTAGTTATACCCCCATATGAATTAATTGCAATAACCCCTAAGTTACTCTTGAGACCACCAACATTAATTTGTTGAGTAAATACAAAATAACTTAAACCAGACATAGGTGATTTAAGTGCAAGAGACTCAAGATTACCACCACTACTTGGGATGAATGACGTAATTTGCGTAATTTCGCTATCCTTTGCATTAAATAATTTACCCCGAAATATAAAATACTCTGTAATGCCTTTTTGATATTCACTACGAACACCTGTTACTCGTAAATCTTCCGCATAACTACTTGAATACGGCACATTTATATATTCAACGGTGTGTGACGTAAAATCTCCATTAAAATTAATTACAGTAATATCATAACCGCCACTAGGACAAACAATTATTCTATTGTGATGTGTAACAAAACATGAAACACTCATCGCTGTGGTGAAAGTGAGATTAACCGTATCAAGTAAATTTCCACTAATATCATAAATTGATATTGTATGAGTATAACTTCCATAAACACTTGACGGTAAACAGAAAATAATACCATTATATTCAGCATATGTTCTATATATCTGCCATGCACTATCACGGTCGCCCAAAAACGAAACTAAACTGTTACTATATGAATTTGTAGACGGTACATAATTATTACGATTACCCACATAAATCCTTTTACTGCCACCTTGTGAGATTTGACTTAATAAATAACCGCCCTTAAACGCAAACCCATTCTCCCACACAACAACACCATCATGTATCCACTTAGTGAGATTAACACCATTGTATACAGGTTGCTCAACTATTGTTCCGTTGTAGTTTAGATTTCTTACTCTTGCCATAAATTTATGAAAGCATGGTAGAAGATGTTTCTAGAATGCCTGTACTAGCATCCCAATTAACAACTACCATTACTTCTTGACCCCCAAAAGTGCCATATAAATTATCCCAATCGCTGTCATACTCTTCAAACTTATAGTCATAGTCTTTACTACTTGTATCTTGTTTTGTTTGAATAGTCTGTAGTCTAGCATTGATGTCTGTTATAAATTCGTTTTGATACTCTTCGCCCTTTGACTCAAAGTTATCTTTTAATGCTTGTATGCCAGTCAGTTTTCTATTGAATATATAGAAATCCATAGACTGTGTTGCTTGTTGTGCGTCTAAATAATAGAATGATACTGCATCTACTCCGCACTCTGCATAGGGTAAGCCATTATTTGTTGATAAATACGGATAGTATGTTATGTTCTGCACCTTCATATAGATTTCTCTTGCTATATTCTTCAAAACTTGAGTACTTAATTTATATGCAAACATATTGGCTTGAATAATATAATTGTTCTCACCACTACCATATGTGACACCAGTGTCAGTTTCACTTTCCCTTATAGTTACTTTATCAACTGGCTTTACTTCAAAATCTTGATACTCTACAAGTCTGTAATACCCCATTATTTCTGAATTTCTGTAAGGAGACTCAGATGAACCACCTGGGAATATATCATAAGACGGGAACAGCGCAAGTGACGGATATAATGCGTTTACTGTCTGTTTAAGATACCTAAACTCAAATAATCCGTCTCTATTAACTATACCGAAACAACCATTTATCTGACATAGTGACTTTAGTACCACTAGACTTTGTAACGTCTTAGGCTCATATTGCTTATTTATGACAACACTGTCATTTGGTAATGTTGACTCTACGTAAGGTAAATGTATATAACTCAATAAACTTCTTCTCAATGCCCCCAAAGTTATGGGAAAATGAAGATTGTTATACCAATTAGCAACTTCTACTTGACCACATTTATACAATATGTCATAAGCAGTTATCTTTATAAAATTCTTTCCAGTTTCTTTCTTGGCTTC